CCGTGGGCGGAGGTCTGCTATGGCTGTGACGCACCGTGGTGGATCGACCGCAAGGGGCTCCCATCCTTCAAGGGCCTCAAGATGTACCACGGTGTCAACATCACGAGCTATCCATGGTCGAAGAACATGAGGCGCGTCAAGATCGAGATGAGCAAGGACAACCTCCTGGTAGACGAGCCTCTCGCTCTCGGAAATGGCGGCAACTCTGGCTTCCAGGGCTTGAACCTGGTGACTCAGTTCGGAGCAACGAGCATCATGCTGGTGGGCTTCGACTGCAAGGAGCACAAGGGTCTCCTCCACTGGTACGGACGCAACACAGCTCCGGGAATGAACAACCCCGACAGGAGCAACTTCAACAGATGGGCTCCGGCTTTCGAGATAGCTAAGAGAGATGCAGAGAATCTCGGTGTAGAGATAGTCAACTGTTCTCCCATCAGCTCCATAAAGTCGTTCAAGAAGATGAGCATCAACGAGACACTCGAGGAGTGGGGTCTATGACTCTCCCAGGCGTAACGCGTCATGTCAATCAGACCATCTGGATCGGATACGACAAGCGAGAGGCCCACGCGTTCTTCGTGGCCAGAGATTCGATCCGGAAGTACAACAGCATCGTTCCAGTCTACGGCGTGGTTCTCAATCTCCTCCAGCGCACCGGGTTGTATACCAGGCCGACCCACATCGAGGAGCTCAACGGTACGAGGAAGATGTGGGACGTGATCTCCGAAGCTCCTATGTCGACGGAGTTCGCTATCTCGAGGTTCTTGGTACCTCACCTCGCCGAGAAGGGGTGGGCGCTGTTCGTCGACGTGGACGTGATGTTCCGCCGCAATCCTTCTAAGCTGTTCGCCTTAGCAGATCCTACCAAGGCAGTGATGTGCGTTCAGCAAAACTATGAGACCAAGAAGACGGTGAAGATGGACAATCAGGTCCAGACGAAGTATCATCGCAAGATGTGGTCGTCGGTGATGCTGTTCAACTGCGATCACCCTGCCAACAAGCGTCTCACCCTCGACATGATCAACTCCGTTCCAGGTCGTGATCTTCATCGGTTCTGCTGGCTCGAGGACCACGAGATCGGTGCTCTCCCAGACGAGTGGAACTATCTCCCCGGGTGGAGCAAGAAGAACGCCAACCCGGCGCTGGTTCACTTCACCGAGGGACTCCCTGATCTACCCGGCTACGAGAGCCAGGAGTTCGCTGACGAGTGGACAAAGATGCTTCTCCACTGCACTCGAGCAGTAGGGGGTCGGACTCCTGACAACATGCCTCGAGTCGCAGTGCCGGCATGAGTCTTTCGCGACCAGCCTCCGGAATGAGGTGGCAGGACAAGGCGGCTGGCGGCGGCTTCATGGACGAGAAGCATCCACAGCGACGCAGCGGATCAGGCTGGAACGACAACCGGTTCGTAGGCCTCAGCGACTTGCTTCTCCTCTCTCAGGGTGCCTCGGTTCTCGACGTCGGCTGCAACAGGGGACACGTAGCCTACGAGTTCTATCGCAATGGTGCGCGGCTGGTTCACGGCTGCGACATCCACGGTCCGTCGATCCAGAACGCCAAGATCTGGTTCTCCGAGCTCGAGGAGTGCGAGACCAAGTTCGAGGTGGTGAACCTCGAGGAGGGACCGAAGGCGATCGACAAGGCGTTCGGCTCCGAGGGTTACGACATCGTCTTGTTCCTCGGGACGTATCACAAGCTCAAGCGAGCGATGGAGATCGTCAAGCTCAATGACGTTCTTCGCGATCTCGGCAAGAGAGCGATCAGATACTTCGCCTGGACCGGATACGCTGACGACATGGACAGCGTCGACAAGATCCTCCAGACCTGCGACCTCGAGGCGGTCCACATGTCCGAGCTGGCGATGGACGACCGCGTCGCAGCCGTGTGGAAGAGGCTTCATGGGAGCAGGTGACGACATCGTCGCTACGGGGATGGCGCGAGGAGCTTCTTCTCGAGGAAAGCGGATCGCCTTCGGCGACGGTCAGAGGATCATCTGGGGTCCGTTCTCCAAGATGGTGTTCGCAAACAACCCGAACGTTCTCCCTCCCGGGTCAGAGAAGGCAGCTGATGCCGAGTGGATCAGGTACTACAAGGGACATCGTGTCTACAATCGTCAGGAGAACAATCGCTGGGTCTGGAACATGGACTTCAGGGTCACTCCCGGGGAGATCTTTTTCTCTGACGTAGAGCGACAGCTGACTGAGTCCATCGACGACGGGTTCGTTCTCGTAGAACCTAACGTACCTCGGAAGAAGGGCGCCTATCCGAACAAGCAGTGGTCGTTCGATCGCTTTCAGTCTTTAGTCGACGATCTCGTCAAGGACATCAGGGTAGTTCAGCTGATCCATGAGGGGTCGCATCAGCGTCTCTTCGGCGCTGACTTCATCGAGACTCGCACGTTTCGCCAAGCTGTTGGAGTACTGAGCAGGGCCAACCTGTTCATAGGGTCAGAGGGTGGCATGCACCACGCTGCTGCTGCAGTTGGCACTCACTCCGTCGTCATGTTCGGCGGCTGGATTCCTCCGAGCTCCATGGGGTATGATGGTCATGTCAACATGACTGGAGGGGAGACAGAGTTCTGCGGTTCGCTAGAAGCTTGCGACCACTGCAGGCGAGCTATGGATCGCATCAGCGTCGAAGAGGTTACAGTTGCTGCGAGGAGGATCATAAGTGACGATGAAGTGTGAGACCAATCTTCAGCAAGATGCGAACGAGTTTTCAGAGTTCTTGAGCTTGATCCGCTCGGAGAAGGTGAGAAGCTATCTCGAGATCGGTTCCAAGCACGGCGGCACCTGGTGGCGCATCACTCATCAGATGCCAACTGGCTCGCGAAGCGTGTCGGTAGATCTCCCGCAGGGTGACGGTTCGTTCAAGGCCAGCCGACCCAACCTCGAAGAGTGTCATCGTGAGCTGAAGAAGAGAGGCTACGACGCTCACCTGTTCATGGGCGATAGCACCGACGCAGAGATCGTCCGCAAGGTGGAGCTTCTCGGTCCATTCGACCTGGTGTTCATCGACGCCAATCACACCGAGCCGTTCGTTCGCAAGGACTGGGCGAACTATGGTAAGCTCGGAAAGATGGTGGCATTCCACGACATCGGGTGGATACCGCGACCAGAGCCGAGCAAGAAGATGCCGATCGAGGTGTCAAAGGTGTGGAACGAGATCAAGTCCTCGTTCCGCAGCCGTGAGATTAGATACTGCTCGAGAGACAACGGCATCGGGATAGTCTGGAGATCTTGATGCGACATCACAAGATGTCTAACGTCAACTTTGTCACAGATCGCACCAGTCTCATGGCAGGCATGACGTTCGAGCTGCCTCGTGACAAGTACGACGAGATCTCCGAGATAGCCAAGGAGAAGAAGCTGAGCAAGGCTGCTCTCATTCGAGAGGTTGTTCTCGACTTCCTGGAGAAGAAGGACCGATGACTCCGGCCGAGATCTTCGCGAAGGTGCGGCCTCATACCATGTCTCCGCAGTCGCGTCTCGAGTCGATGATGTCCATCTTCAGGAAGATCGACGCAGAGAAGATCGCAGGTGACGTAGTCGAGTGTGGCGTCTGGCGCGGTGGCAACATCATGATGGCGCGTCTCATGCTGCCGGAGCGAACCTGCTGGCTCTACGATACGTTCGACGGGATGACCGAGCCAGATCCGGTATTCGACACGAAGCGGAGCGGAGAGAAGGCGATCGACCGCTGGAACCTGAAGAAGAAGGGCGGCACGAAGTGGGATGCTGTCGACGTCGAGGAAGTAAAGGACGCCTTCTTCACGATGGGACCAGACCTCCTGAGCAGATGTAACTTCGTCATCGGCGACGTAGAGGAGACTGTCGACGCCAGGAGTCACGAGGCGGGGATAGCAGTTCTCCGTCTTGACGTAGACTGGTACCGACCCACGAAGAGCGTTCTCAAGCGTCTGGTGCCGAAGATCACTCCAGGTGGCTTCTTGATAGTCGACGACTACGGTCACTGGCTCGGATGCAGGCGAGCAGTCGACGAGTACTTCGGAGGATCACGTCCGAAGGAGGAGAAGGAAGTTGACTACTCCTGCGTGGTGTTCCGATGCTGACGATCTGCACGTGGCTCTGGGGTGGAAAGTACTCTGTTGAAGATGTGATCAAGCTCAAGCGCGGTCTCGACCGCAACATGGACGAGTCGTTTCGCTTCATGGTCATGACCGAGAGAGAGCGAAGCGCAGTGCCGAGGTTACCGTCCGACATCGAGCGCCATGTGATCAAGGACCCGCACCTCACCTCTTATAAGGGCTGCTTCGTACGTCTCAGGATGTTCGACCCGAAGTGGCAGAAGAAGCGAGAGATCGAAGATCGACTGGTCTGTCTCGATCTCGACTTGGTCATCACCGGGAAGATCGGAAGCACGTTCAAGAGAGACGAGACGTTCGTCATCCTGTCAGGAGCCAATGCGATCAACCCGTGTCCGTTCAACGGCTCGGTGATGATGCTCAGAGCAGGTCACAACGAGAGACTCTGGAGCGACTTCACGATCGAGAAGGCGTGCGAGATGCCTCACTTCGAGTTCCCCGACGATCAGGGTTGGTTTCACTACAAGCTGCCTGGAGCGGCGACCTGGAAGTGCGGCAAGGAGTCTGGCATATACGCCTTCCGCAAGCCAGGATGGCCTTCAGATGACGTGCTGCCAGCTGACGCGAAGATCGTAGCCTTCCCCGGCAAGAGACAGCCGCGTGACTTTCGCTCCCTCAAGTGGGTAAGGGACAACTGGTGATAGTAGATCCTAAGGATGCTTGCCTGTTCATCCCTCCTGGGCTGAAGGGGTTCAAGATGAACTTGTTCAATCGCATCGCTCAGAAGGTCGGCAACTCGATTGCCTACGACTTCAAGGCGCTGGAGAAGCTGCCAGACCACATCGTCCCTGTCGTAGGATGCACGCCAGAGCTTCGTCCTATCGTCACCAGGTGGCGCGAGATAGGTCGCAGGTGGATCTACTGGGACAGGGGCTACGCGCGTCGCGTGTTCGCCACCGACTTGCCTCAGGGTGACAACGGTGGCTACTACCGCTGGCACGTCGGCGCGTTCCAGATGAACAAGATCCGTCACGTGAGAGACGACAGGTGGAAGAGCCTCAAGACCGAGGTGTGGCCGTGGTCGAAGGTCGGTAAACATATCGTCGTCGCCGAGCCGTCGCCGACCTACGAGAAGTTTCACGGCATTCAGGGCTGGACTCAGCGAACCGTCGCGGAGCTCAAGCGACTCACGGATCGCCCGCTGGTGATCCGCAACAAGGAGATGCAGCGCTCGGGTCGCAAGCTCCACGAGGATCTCAAGGGAGCTCACTGCCTGGTGACGCACGGCAGCAACGCTGCAGTCGAGGCCGTGATCATGGGGTGCCCGGTGTTCGTAGACCGGACGACCTCTGCAGCCGCCCTCGTGGGTCTTTCTTCTCTCGAGGACGTGGAGTACCCGTGGTATCCTGAGCGCCAGCCCTGGCTCAACTCCCTGGCCTACTGCCAGTTCGACGAGGACGAGCTCGTCGACGGCACGCTGTGGAGGCTCATAGAATGAACCGTGCCGGCACCCTCGACACTCGCATCGCGATCCAGCGCAAGAGCTCGATGCTATCTTCTAGCGGAGAGCCGATCGACGTGTGGACCACGATCGGTTTGAGGTGGGCGGACGTCAAGCCGCTGGTCGGGTCCGAGGTCAGCGTCTCCGCTCAGTGGGTTGCCAGAGAGCAGGTCAGGTTCACCATCAGGTGGGATACGATCTTAGCGAGCCTCTCTCCGCTGGATCGCGTCGTGATGCCAGCGTCGGAGATCAGCAACAGCCCGCTCGACGAGCGGAGTCTCTACGACGTCATGTTCGTGCAGGAGCCGAAGCGCAACGACACCCTCGAGATCACCGCCTCGAGGCAGGCCGCCGTCTCGCACGTTCAGGAGACGATATTCGCGACCGAGGGCGGCGATCAGCTCATGACCGAGGACGGCGACTACCTCGGCGACACGACGATCGTGCTGGGAAGCTGATGACGCTCCTCAGCAATCTCAACTTTCAGGCCGCGAACTCCTTCGGTGCGACGGTCATGGTCGTATGGCGGATGCCTACGAGGCAAGAGCTGTACGACTATATGGGTGATACGATAACTCTGCTCAATAACTTTACTCTTTTCGAGGTATTCTCCAACCTTGACGATCTCTGTCGCGTTGAGATTCAAGGGTCGCTCCGTCAGAGCCCTCCTTATCCGTCTGAGATATGGAACTACAACATCGTTGGGTGGACCGGTGACGGAAGCGGAGACTTCGTCACTCAGTATCCGATCACCAACGGCGACGGTGGTAATGGACCAGCTGAGACGCTCAGCATGAAGCTCAATCAGGGTGGTTGGAACATGCTGCTAGCATCGTTCGACACCAATCACCCCGGTCAACACTTTGGCACCGAGCCTGTGAACAATCCGAGCGAGTGGAAGAAGGGTCGATTTGTTCTCAACGGTCTCAACGTGGGTCGTGACTCAGTGTCGCCGAACGATCAGGGTCCGACCGGAAGCAACAGCAGCGCGGTCTATCAGATGCCGCTCAGCGGAGCGGACTGCTACTTCCCCGGCAGTGCGTTCATGAGAAACGGTGGCGTAGGTGGAGTCAACGGAAAGATACCTCCGCTTCAGGTGTCGACATCTCTGATGTTCAGGCAGTACATCGACCCGACAGATGCCAACAACTTCTCTAAGTTTGCCAAGATTCAAGACACGATGCTGATACCGACTCCGAGTCGAGCAGTCGCCGAGTTCGGCACCCCTGCGGTTCTCCTCACGGCGGACAGCGTCTCTGGAGCTAAGATCTCGGACAACCTCGGAGACGGTGGTGACTTCACTCTCGTAGGCACCGAGCCGGTCGTCTACCGTCCTGGTCCAGAGAGCGGCATACCGTACAACGGAGTCTAGCATGACGTTCGCGATCAAGGACTTCGAGGACCTGCCGGAGGCTACTCTGCCGCTCGACGGCTCGGAATTAGTAGTGATCGTCCAGGGCGGCGTCACCAAGAAGGCGGCTCTCAACACGATCGTGGTGATGGCCAGCTACACCGTGGCCACCCTCCCGTCGGCGGCGCAGCCTGGTCAGCTCATCTTGGTGACGGACGAGGTGGGCGGAGCGGTGCCGGCGTTCTCCGACAACTTCAACACGTGGAGGCGCGTGACGGACAGGGCTGTGGTCTCGTGACGCGACTGGTTCAGAACAGCACTCCTGTCGCAGACTGCATGAAGTTCAGTGCCTCGGTGTTCTTCTATGCGCCGTTCGACATCGCAGAAGAAGCTACAGCGACGCAGATCAGTCAGTACCTCATGGAGATAGGTCACGTTCCTGAGCTGGAAAACACGGACAACTCGATTCTTCAGCTCAGGTGGTCCAAGAGCGGGTTCCCTACTCCTAGCGTCGAGACCGCTATCTTCTTCGACAGGATCGGCCGCGAGGCTCCGCTTTATGGTTCTGGATTCGGAGGACCGGTGACGGGTAACTACATCCCTGTGATGTCGTTCACCGCATCTAACAGGAACCACGCTAGCTCGGGGCTGAGCTCTCCGCTTTGGACTCCACGAACGTGGAACCACCTGGCGTTCGCAGCTGACTGGTCGACCGGTGACAGGTGGGGCTTCTCCCAGTCTCCAGGGTTCATCCCGTTTCAGATCCACACGCTGTGGGCGACAGTTCTCAACGGTCTCGACATCTCTATCTCGACAAAGCCAGGATACGACAACCTGAACTATCCGCTCCGCAGCACAGGTGACAGCCCCACATGGGAGTATGCCAACAACGACGGCTACGGTGGTGAGCCACTTCCCGACATCACCTCGAGAACCTACGCTATGGACGTCAGCGGTGAGCAGATCGGCATCCTGTTCAACGAGAACGACCCTGCATTCGAGAACAGCTTCCAGGTCAAGAACAACAAGTCTTTCGTCCTCAGCAACTTTCAGGTGTGGTTTGGAAAGTACATCGACTGGTCTGACACAGACAATCTCGACAAGGTCGTGAGGATGGTAGACGGATCTCCTAAGCTTCCTATCGACATGCTTGCTGCGAAGGCGGCTTTCGGCACTCCTGACGTATGGCTTCACAGGGACTCGTCTTCCGGAACTAAGTTCGAGGACAACCAAGGGACGTCAGGGGCATTCGAAGCGGTAGGAACTAAACCGCAGGACTTCTTCCCAGGCCCATGACCTATCTTCAGTCGGTTGCGTCTGCAAGACCTGACTCTCCGAAGTGCACTTTCTCGGGATGGTTCTACATCCCCGCTGTAGTATACGCTGGGATGGTATCTCAAAGCGGCACTCCATTTGGTCCTTACTGCTTCGGTAGCGGCGACAGCCGTCTGAGGCTTCAGGTTCTCGATTCAGGAGGTCTCAAGTGGAGATTTGAGTTCCTCTGTGTTGAGGCTACCGTGAGACAAGGTAGATGCTTTAGTGATTTTCTTCCGATTAGCACTATATTGCCTGATACTTGGAACCACATAGGTAACTCAGTCAGAACCGACGGCGATAATTACTCTAACAGGTGTCATCTCTATCTCAACAGGCAGAGCGTGAACGAGCAGAACCCAGGGGCGGGACAGGTCATTCAGCCTCAACCTTCCATAGGAGTGTTCAGCGACTGGATCAACAACAATGGCTTCTTCGGTTGGGGGCCGAACTATGATCAGGCAATTCATGACGGAGTGGCTGCTCAGATGGAGTCATTCAACATGGAAGTGAGCGGGTTTGAGTATCGTCTTCCAGGAGAGAGAACTGCGAATCCTAACGTGATGCTCTCCGAGTGCGTGTTCTGGTTTGACAAGTATTTGGATCTGTCGAGCACGAGCAATCTCAACATGTTCATCACTCCTGAGGGAAAACCTGCGAACCTTTCTCTTGCGATAGATACTCTGGGAACTCCGACCTACAGCAATCGGAGAGACGGAGCCAGTGGGATCAAGTTTCAAGACAACACCGGAGACGGAGGGAGCATGAACGTTATCGGAACAGACCCGCAGGACTTCTTCCCAGGGCCATGACCAAGAAGATCAGCCAGCTTCCGTCTGTCACGACGCCTCTCAGCGCCGCTGAGGTACTGGCGCTGAAGCAGTCGGGTCGCTACGTCAGGGCCGGCATCGGTGTGGCCCAGGTGCCGCAGGCGTTCGGCGACCTGCCTACCACCGGCGCGGTAGGTGGCATAGCCTACGTACCTGACGCCGCCGGCGGCGCGCGCCCTGCCTACTGGGACGGCACCAACTGGAAGACCTTCGGCAGCGGCGGCAACGTCAACACGATGGGACTCGGCATCTGGGTTGTAGGCGTCGGTCCCTCGGCAGGGCCGGCCCACGAGATCAACGCAGATGACGGCTACTACTTCACCTCGGAAGACGGCTTCATCTGGACTCCGCATCAGTGGGAGTTCGTAGATCTAGGATTCGAGAGCTTCTCCTACGCCAACGGCACGTTCATCTCGGGGAGTCAGACCAACTTCGGAGGTCTCGTCGGCTCCAGCGTCGATCCGAGAGATCCTGGCAACTGGAAGTCTGCCGAGCCGAACGGCGCGAGTGGAGAGGGACAGGCCGGTCCTGCGACGGCCTACGACAACGATCTCGGTACGTTCACCGTGCCGATCGGCGGAGTGGACAAGACGATCGAGACCCTCCTCCCCGGGGCTGTCAACCCCGACCCGTCGTGGCCGTGGATCGGTCAGGACGCTCTCGACAGAGGTGGCATCAGCGTCGTGGGAGTCGGGACGAAGGGACCGGTCGAGGTCAGGATCAACACCAAGCAGATAACGATAACGTCCTACGGTGAGGAGTTCAAGTTCGACATCAACGGCGACCCAGTGTCTCCGGTCAAGGGAGCAGGTCTGGTAGGAACGTACGACAGCAACTTCCTCCAGGCCAGGAAGTTCGGAGGCAGCTACGACCTGACCGACACCGCGGTTATCAGCAGCTCTCTCAGCATCCAAGATATGCTGGCAGGAAAGAGTGGAAACTCGGCGGGTCTCGTGCTACGAGGACTGGTGTGGGGCCCGCTCAAGGCTACCGCAGTCCAGTTCGCACCTGGAGACCAGTGATGATCCTAGTCGTGGTTTTTCTCGTTCTCGGTCACGCGTCAGATCCGTACGCCGTGATGACCGCCGACCAGGTGAAGCCACAAGGTATATGCCATCTGCGGAGTCAGGAGCGCAGAAGCGGAGCCAGCTCCAGCATCTGTCACTACGACTGCGAGAAGGGAAAGATCTCTGTCCTCTTCAGCCGCACCGAGAGGTGCTATCAGCAGAGGAACGCCGAGTGAAGGACATCAGGCCAGCTCTGCGGACCTTCCTTCTTTCCAGCTCTGTCGTTCGCGACAAGGTCGGTGGCTTTCGCATCCATCACGGTCGCATGCCGGAGGGTCAGCTCGAGCCGAGCGTAGTGTTCAATCGCATCTCGGAGACGACTGACTACACGATGGACGGCGACTCTGGTCTGTCACAGGTTCGCATGCAGATCGACGCGTGGGCCACGACCAGCGACGAGGCTAACTCCCTAGCCGGCGCGGTCTACGACCGCCTCACGGGTCAGCGCGGCGAGTGGCAGGGCAACAGCGAGACCGTCGAAGTCAACGGCGTGTTCGTAGTCAACAGTCGCGAGGAGTACGACGCGACCATGCGGATGTTCCGTATGGGTCGTGACTACCTCATCTGGTACAGGAGTCTCGACTCGTGAAGGTGACGATGCGGGTTGACGGTCTCTCCGACCTGGTCGAGGCACTCGAGGACCTCAAGAAGGCGACGGCCACCAACGTCAAGAAGCGAGCTCTGATAGACGCTGCCGAGCCGCTTCGCGCCGACGCCGAGAGGTACGCTCCGAGACAGACCGGAAGACTAGCGTCGACGATCGCTGTCAGCACCAAGCTCAGCAGGAGTCAGTCCGGAGCTGAGAAAGGCTCGAAGGTAGAGGTCTACGTCGGTCCTGCTTCCATGACTAGAGCCATCGTCCAGGAGTTCGGCTCGATCTATCAGACGCCGCGACCCTACATGCGACCTGCTTGGGACAAGAACAAGAAGGACATCCCGTCTGCCGTCGGAGCCTCCCTCTGGGAGGAGATCGCGAAGGCCGCTGCCCGTGCCGCCCGCAAGGCGGCGCGTCTACTCGCTAAACAGTCTGCTACCTGAAGCTGAAGGAGAACTAAACCATGTCTAACGCCTTGCTCGGCTACGGATCAGTCTTCGAGATCGCGAACGAGAACTCTCCGAACGACTACACCCAGATGCTGGAGGTCAAGTCGATCACGCCTCCCAGCGCGAAAGTTGACCAGGTCGAGGTGACTCACATGCAGTCACCGAACCGCTATCGTGAGTTCATCGGCGGACTCATCGACAGCGGTGAGGCGAGCTTCGACGTGAACTTCATCCCTGGCAATGCCACTGATGACAGGATCTTCGAGCTCCTCTCCCTCCCCACGGGTCAGTCGCGAACTCGCGGCTGTCGCTTGAGCTTCCCTAATGGAGTGACCTGGAGCTTCAACGGTGAGGTCACCGGCTACGAGCCTACCGTCCCGTTCGACGACGTGATGGTAGCCACCGTCACCCTCAAGGTGACAGGTTCTATCAGCGTCGGCACGACCTGATCGGAGGTGACCAGTGGCTAACCCAGTCAAGGGAGAAGTGCCTCTCGAGGCTGGAGGTAAGAGGTACGTTCTCGTTCTCAACACGTATGCTCTCGCCTCCATCGAGAGAAGGATGAAGATGAGCTGGCCGAAGCTCATCCAGAGGGTCGCGTTAGAGGGGTGGGGTGTCGAGGAGACGCTGGCCACCCTCCAGGCAGCTCTCTACAAGTATCATCGCGGTATGACCGAGGAGCAGGTCGGTGAGATCGTCGACGAGGTCGGTCTCGAGAAGGCCAACGAGGCCCTCATAGAGGCGATCACGCTGATGTCTCCGAAGCTCGGAGGGCAGGTAGATGAAAACCCTCCCAAGACGGCGACGAATGGGACTGGGACGAACGCCTCACCCAGTGGGTCGCCCTAGGCTTCGAGCCTGAGTCCTTCTGGGATCAGACTCCTCGTACCATGTCGGCTCTCATCCAAGGCCGTGACATTGCCACCCGCCGGGCGCAGAATCGCAGCGCCTGGCTGGCTTGGCATGTCGCGGCGCTGTCGCGTACCAAGAAGCTGCCGAACCTCCGCAAGCTTCAGGTCCCGGATCGGCGTCAGACCCAGACTTGGCAAGAGCAAGCGGCGATCTTCGAGATGATCGCTAGAGCTCACAACAAGGCCATCGAGAACAAGGCGAAGAGAGGCTAGTCATGGCAGGCGCAGGCGACGCTATCATCGGCGCACTCCGAGTCGTCCTCGGTCTCGACTCTGCTTCGTTCGAAGACGGCCTCAAGTCGTCCGAGAACAAGGCCACTGGCTTTCAGAAGGCGTTCTCCGGTGTCAGCGCCGGCGTCGTAGCTGCTGGTACGCTGATCGCCAACAGCATCTCGAGCGTGGCCAGCAGCATCGTCAGCTCGATGGGAGCTGCGATCGACAAGCTGGTGACGATCGGCAAGACGGCGCTGCGGGCTGGTACCGACGTCGAGAGCTTCGCTGCCATCGGCGGCGTGGCGAAGAACGTCGGCGTCGACATCGACACTCTCGGTCAAGGGATGGTGCGACTCAGCCGCAACATCGCTGACGTGGCGCAGGGCAAGAGCAGCGAGGCGAAGAAGGCCTTCGACGTCCTCGGCATCTCAGTCCGCGACAGCAGTGGTCAGGTGAAGGACTCCTCTACCGTCTTCGCCGAGCTGGCCAACAAGTTCAAGGACTATACCGAGGGAGCCAACGAGGTCGCTCTCGCTACCGCGCTGATGGGTCGCGGCGGGTCAGCTCTCCTTCCGGTCCTCAACGAAGGGTCGAAGGCGATCACCGAGCAGAAGGACCAGATGAAGGCTCTGGGCCTCGAGATCAACGCTAACACGGTGGCGGCTGCTCTCAAGACCCAGAAGGAGTTCGACAAGCTCAACAAGATATGGGACGGTATTGTTCTTCAGCTCACCGCTGGCATGCTTCCTGCTCTCCAAGACGTCAGCGGCTCCTTGCTTCAGGTGGCTAAAGACGCGAAAGGAATGGAGGACACTCAGAACGTTCTCAACAGTGTCATCAGGTTTGGCACAGACGAGCTTCTCAGGTTCTCCTTAGGAGTTCAGCGTGCTGGTGTCGAGCTCATCGGCCTGAAGGAGGCTGGCAAGCTCATCTTCTCCGGAGAGTTCAGCAAGGCTTGGGAGCTCCTCAAGAAGAACGGCGAGGACACCGATGCCGCGTTCGCCGCCCTCAATGCCAGGCTCGCCAAGACGCCTCCTCCAGAGACGGAGAAGGGCCTCGTCGACATGAACGAGGTTCTCTCCGTCGTTCAGCAGAACCTCGACGCCATCAACAGGGTGAAGATCTCCGCTCCTGCCATCCCCCTCGGCGACTTGTCGAAGACCCTCAACGAGCTGACCATCAAGACGGCCGAGCTCCGCGGTGAGTTCAACAATCTCGCTCCTGGGTTCGTTCAGCAGGCGATCCAGCTGGGTCTCGTAGATCAGCTGGCACTGAAGCTCACCAACGATCAGACCAAGCTTACAGCGGCGCAGCAGGCGCTGAACCAGGCTCTCCTCCAGCAGGCTGGTGCCCAGCTCGTCGAGCAGAGTCTTCCTGCCTATCTCCAGTACGAGCAGCAGCTCCAGCGCATTCAAGTCCTCCTCAGCAACAATGCCATCACTGCCGACCAGGCAGCTCTCGCCTCCCGCAAGGCAGCCGAGTCGACGGGTCAAGCGTGGGACATCGCAGCGGGGAAGATCGCCAGTGACTTGGCTACTGGTCTAGCCGCTGCAGCGCAGGCCAACAAGGAGTTCAGCACTGCGGCAAAGATCGCCGCCATCGCTCAGGCAGTCTTCAACACCTATACCGCTGCAACCAAGGCTCTAGCCACCTACCCACCGCCGTTCAGCTACGCCGCTGCTGCTGCCTCCGTAGTGGCAGGCCTTGGCTACGTGGCCAAGATTCAATCGCAGCAGTTCGCTACCGGCGGCAGCTTCAAGGTCGGTGGCGGTCTCACTGGCGTAGACTCGCAGATGGTAGCGTTTCAGGCTACGCCTGGAGAGATGGTCGACATCCGCAGGCCGGGACAGGTCGGAGGTTCTGGCGGTGGATCTCAGACGGTAGAGATTCGCGGCATGAAGCCAGGTGACCTGTTCACAGGTGACATGCTGCGAGGTCTCTTCGACTCTCTCAACGCAGGTATGTCAGACGGCTACAAGCTCAAGGTGCCAGCATGATAGAGATCCAGAGCGGATACGACCCGGGTGACTCCCCCTCCGGAGTTCCTCTCATTGGCATCGATAACATTGCGACATCTGTCGCATCTAGCTCTACCGAGACCGGGTTCCCGGCTAGCAATCTTCTCAACACCGCTTCGCACCTGTTCTGGAAAGCCAGTTCTGCTGCAGCTCAGACGATTGACGTGTCGCTTGGTGGTCAGACTACCAACTATCTTGCCGTAGCTAAGCACAACTTTGGCACCATAGGAGCGAAGGTGAGTCTCACCGGTATGGGGAGCACTCCGTCTTCGCTTCTCCTTCACTTCGAGGGAACCAACGGGTCGACTCAGTTCCAGGACTCTTCTGGGAACGACTATGGAGTCAACATAGCATTCGGATCTCCTCAGATCGACACCTCTCAGTTCAAGTTCGGCTCTGCTTCGGCGCGTCTCAACGCGTGCTCTCTCAAGAGCACCAACGTTCCGATCGGATCTTCTGACTACACCGTCGACTTCTGGGTCAGGATCAGCGCCCACGTCGGATCTGATGCGATCCTCTATGACTCGCGAACCAGCGTTGGAGCGGCCAACGGTATAACGATCTACGTGGCTCAGACCAGTCACGTAGTCAAGTTCTTTCAGAACTCCGCAGACCGGATCACCGGGACTACTGCGCTGCTGACTGGAACCTGGTATCACGTGGCAGTTACCAAGAGCGGCAGCTCTACCAAGCTTTTCATCAACGGCACCCAGGAGGGGAGTACATACTCGGCTAGCTACAGCGTCTCCAACACGACTGGCATCGACGAGATAGGAGGCGACAAGAGCGGCGCCCAACAGATGAACGGGTGGATCGACGAGTTTCGCATCCTCTCTGGTACCGCGTCGTGGACTGCCAACTTTACTGCGCCGACAGCTGCCTACCCAGACGGAGGGAACCTGATCAACGGCGGATATGATCTCCTGTTGAACTTCGACGGCACAGACGGATCTACCAGCATAGTTGACAGCGGTGGAAGTGATCACGTCTTCACTGCTGTGAATGGCGCTCAGCTCGATACCGCCCAGTTCAAGTTCGGCACTGCGTCGTGTCTGTTCGACGGCGTTGACAGCTATCTCAGCGGTGACGGCTCGAGCGACTTTGACTTCGGGACCGGCGACTTCACCATCGACATGTGGGCGCGGTTCAGCTCGCTGTCGCACCGTCAGATGCTCTACGACAGCAGAGGTGCAGCAGGTGGTGCCCAGTTCTCGGTGTGTCTGCGACTCGAGAGCAACGATCTGCGATACTTCATCAACGGGTCTGACGTCATAACCGCTGGTACTACCGTATCTATCAACACCTGGTACCACATCGCCCTGTGCCGGTCTTCTGGAACCACGACGCTGTACCTGAACGGATTGTCTCAAGGCACCTTTGCCAACAGCAATCCAATGACTAATGCGGCAAATGCGCCCGTCATCGGCAATACGTTCGGATCACCATTCGGAGATCTCGCTACTCCGGTTGACGGCTGGATCGACCAGCTCAGGGTCATCAAGGGACAGGCGCTGTACACTGGCGACTTCGTTCCTAACAGCGTACCTATCAGCAGCTTGACACCCGGGGCTGGAGTTCTCGTAGAGGACGACAAACCACTGATCCTGAGGTTCTCTCCGACTACCAGCGACCTGCGTCTCTCCATCTCGGCAGGGAGTGACGCTGCTCAGGCGTCAGTGCTCTACGCTGGTGAGCTTCTGGTCCTCGAGAGAGGAGTCAAGATAGACGTTCAGCACAAGGACCTCCCTCATGCCAGGAAGACCGTAGTCGTGAACGGCATGAGCGAGAGTGGAAACTTTCTTGGAAGGATTCAGCTCAGCGAGTATCGTGATAGCAAGGCGGAGTTCGCCTGGTTCACTCCGAGCTGGTATCGTGCCAACTTCGACCCGTTCGTAGCCGCTGCAGTCGAGGTTCCGTTCTTCTGGGCGTGGAACCCTAACGACTACCCCGAAGACACTGCGTTCGCGTGGCTCACGGAGGACGTCCAGCCTGACACTGATCCGGTGACCAGGCGCATGGCTGCTGTACTCTCGATGAGAGCCATCGCGTGACTCAGGCTCTCACCTACGTCGAGATAGACGTGCCAGCCTTGGGCATGAGCCCTCCTATCGCGACGATGTTTCGATTCGCAGTCGATACTTCCTATCTCCCGCTTGACATCGACGCCATCCCGTCGATCAAGGAGGTAAGGGTCACTCCTGCCACCATCAGTCTCGGTTCCGACCTCGGTCAGCGCGCCAGCGTCACGGTGAGGTTCAAGGACCATCGCCACATATTCGCATCTGAGGCGTTTGACAGCGGCACCTTCTGGGGCAAGTGGCGTGCCTACTACGGTCTCAAGCTTCGTGGCTCTGCCATGCGTCTCATCATCGGGACGACAGACCAGTCGCTGTCAGAGATGGAGACGCGTCACTACGTCGTCGAGTCTACTGATGGACCTTCAGACGACGGTGAGTACACCATAGTCGCCAAGGACATCCTCAAGCTGGCAGACGGCGACAGGGCGCAGGCTCCAGTTCTCTCCAACGGCTTCCTGTCTGCCAACATCTCGGCGTCTGGAGACTCTCCGCCTAACTCTCCTCCGACTACAGTGGTTACGCTGTCGCCGACTGGAGTAGGATCAGAGTATCCAGCATCTGGGTATGTAGCAGTCGGTGGCAGTGAGATCTGTGGATTCACGCGAAGTGGAGACGTGTTCACTCTCACCCGCGGTGAGTTCAACACTACCGCTGTGACTCACAATGCTCAGGATCGCGTCCAGCTCTGTCTCCTCTATAGCGGCATGGACGTAGCCAACATCATATACGACCTGTTTACCACCTACGCAGGAGTCGATACCGGCTTTATCACTCTCTCGAACTGGACCACGGAGACATCAGCCTATCTCAACACGGTGTATACGGCTCTCATCGCAGAGCCGGTATCTGTCAACACTCTCATCTCGGAGTTGGTAGAGCAAGCAGGTCTAGCCATCTGGTGGGATGATGTGAACGAGGAGATCCGCCTTCAAGTTCTCAGGCCTATCTCGACTCAGTCGGTGGTCTACGACCAGGACAACACGATCGCAGGGACTCTCAACATCAGTGAGCAGCCTGAAAAGAGAGTCAGTCAGATCTACTTCTACTTTGCCAAGATCAACCCTCTGGTGAAGGAAGATCAGATCGACAACTATCGCAGCTCGGCAGTGACGATGGACGCCGACTCGGAGACTGACTACAACGGGCCGGCTATCAAGAAGATCTTCTCCAGGTGGGTTCCTACCGGAGGAAGGGCCGTGGCCACGAAGGCCAGCACCAACATCATCGGCAGGTTTCGCGATCCGCCGCGGAGCTTCAAGTTCGATCTCCTACGCTACTCCGTAGACGACCCCTCACTTGGAGGCGGATACTTTCTCGGAGGGTGGCCGCTTCAAGACACTGATGGCAGTCTGGTCGAAGTTCCTATCCAAGTCGTTCAGGTCAACCCTCAGGCGGAGAAGTTTACAGTTCAGGCTGAGGAGATGCTGTTCACCCAGCAGGCGGTGCAGAGCCCGGATGCGCCGCACGTCATCATCTTCGACGGCAATGTCAACAACGTGAACCTCCGCACCGTTCACGACTCGATCTACGCGACGCCGGTCTCCGGTACCGTGGTCACGGTGGTGGTCCAGAGTGGCATCAAGATCGGGAGCAGCAACACTAGCGTCCCTTCGTTCGACGTCGGCAGCTGGCCGGCAGGTGTCACTATCGGCATCACCAACAACGGAAAGATCGAGGGTAAGGGCGGCCAGGGTGGTAACGGCGCAGTCTTCCCCGTATCCCAAGCCACCGCTGGCCTCGGAGGAGGAACGGCGCTGTACACCAGGTATGCCATCAGTCTCACCAACAACAGTGAGGTCTCAGGTGGCGGTGGTGGTGGCGGAGGTGGCGGACTTACTCCAGGGTTGTTCGACGGTGGCGGTGGCGGCGGCGGTGCAGGCATCGAAGTGGGTCTCGGAGGAAACGGTAGTTCCGGAGGAGGTTCGAACGGCGTCGCCGGAAATCCTGGTACGGAGACCGCAGGTGGTACAGGTGGCCAAGCCCAGGGTGGCTCCAGCGGCGGAAACGGCGGCAACCCTGGTACAGCTGGCAGCAGTGGCGTCACCTCGTCTACGCCTGGAGGAGCAGCCGGTGCTTCAGGTAACGCGGTCGACGGTACGTCCTTCGTCACGTATCTCGTAGCTGGCACCAGGAATGGGCCTCTCATCAACTGATCGGTGGAAGACATGATGAAGGCGACACGTGACGCTGTGATACGAGCAGCCTCTGAGTCTCCGCTGATGGGCCGCGAGTGGCTCGATCGTGGCGTCGCCCCTCCTGGGTACATCAAGGGTATGGCCCTGGCATATGCCGTCATCTACGAGAGATTCAAGAACGGCGATGCTGAGGTGAAGGAGATGGCAGAAGGTGTCGTCAAGAACCGCCGCGACGCGATCTGGAGAGTATTTCAGGAGGAGATGAACCCTGGTCTTGACGTGCTGCGACGCCTGTTCTTGATCATGATAGGCCTCGGCATGCGAGAGTCTTCTGGAGAGTACAACGAGGGTCGTGACATGTCGGCAGACAACACGACTGCAGACACCGCAGAGTCAGGCCTGTTCCAGCAGAGCTGGAACTCACACTTCGTCTCTGGCCAGATCGAGAATATGATAGAGAAGTACTCAGAGAATCCGGACACAGGCCTGTGGGAGGTATTCCGCGAGGGAGTAAGACCTAAGACGCTGCGACCCTACGGAACTCAAGGCACCAGAGGTGAGCAGTTCCAGCGCATCGTGATCATGTGTCCTCTGTTCGCGGTCGAGGCTGCAGCTATCTGCTTGAGGCGTCTCTGCACCCACTTCGGTCCAGTGGTGCGTGGAGAGGTAGAGATAGTAGAAGATGCAGAGAACCTCCTGAGATGGATCGAGTCGATCGTCGACTCAGAGAAGGCCGTTCAGGTCATAGTAGCGGACACCGAGTGATGGCGATTGGCGACGGACCTCTCAAGCTCCACGAGGACGGTCGCTACTTCGTCGAGCTCCACGAAGACGTGAAGCAGGTCCGCTTCGTCTTAGTCTGGCACGACCTGTACCATGCCATCGAGTTCCACGACAAGCTGGTGCATCACCTCAAAGAGAGACAAGAGCTCATCATCACGTTTGGAAAACTTCCAGAGGAGAAAGCATGAAGATCGGCATCGTAGGTGTGGGGATGGTCGGAGGAACCCTCCGCTACGCCTTCAGGCGACTGGGTCACGACGTGGTCTGTCACGACGTGAAGATGGACACGCGCCTCGAGGACCTCCTTGACACCGAGATCATCTTCATATGCGTCCCTACCGCTCAGCTACCTGACGAAAGATGTGACACTTCGATAGTCGAGGAGATAGTACGAGATCTCGAGCGGATCACATATCGCGGCACAGTGGTGATCAAGAGCACCGTAGTTCCAGGGACGACCGACCGCCTTCACATCGAGCGGAAGCTGGCGCTGACTTACTGTCCGGAGTTTCTCCGCGAGAAGTGCAGTTACAGCGACTTCGTCGAGAACCACGAAGTTCTCATCGTCGGATCTTACCGCCACACCGACTTCGAGAAGATCCGATTGGCCCACGGCTACTACCCGAAGAAGATCGTGCGGATGACGCCGATGGAAGCAGAGTTCTGCAAGTACTTCAGCAACGTCTACAACGCTCTCAGGATCAACTTCGCGTGCCAGTTCTACGACGTCTGCAAGTCGGCTGGAGTCGACTACTCCAATGTCAAGAACGCGATGGCGCTGCGGAGCTCGATCGGTCATCACTATCTCGACTGCAGCGAGCACTTCAGGGGGTTCGGCGGATCGTGTCTCCCGAAGGACACGGCTGCCTTCGCCAGATACGTCGAGGACCTCGGAGTTGACGCTCCGATGTTCCGACGCATCGTCGAGGAGAACGCTGGAGAGAGATCATGGACCAGTGGACCAGAACCGAACGCGAAGTCTGTGTCAGGTGCCACAGTTCTCTCCATGTCTGGGTCTGCTACGAGGCGCTCATGAGCGACAAGTTCGAGTGTAGAAGCTGCTTCGCAAGATGGTTTCACGCGGAGATCGACCTGGTAAAGATCTTCACCGTAGCGGCGGTGCTGTCGCTAGGAGCGTGCAGTGGAGGATCTCCTCCGTCTCCACCCTCGAGTCAACCGATCGTGATCTCGATGGACCCGACGCGATGGGCGTTTCAGTACAGTCCTAACATCTCTGCCCCTGGGTACGCCCAGGACGGGTGGTCGTTCGTGTTCCCGATCCAGGACGGCGCTCACTACCTGGTGACTGGAGTCAGCGGCTACGCCCGCGGAACGATCACGGCTAGGTACACCCTGAAGGAGCTGAGCGGCAACCCAGTCACGTGGGAGTGGAACAGAGCGAACAACCCATGCGACTACGGCGCTCACGCCAGCTTGTACTTCCAGAAGCGAGGCGACGACTTCACCGACAAGAACCCGTCGGGGAGATTCTTCCAGAAGACCTGGACCAGGCTCGAGGGTCTCGGCACGCTCAGCATGACGGTCCCTCTCGACCCTGACCACTGGACCAACATCTTAAACCAGGCCGACCCAGCTGGGTTCGCGGCCACGACGGCCGACCTTCAGACGGTAGGCATCACGTTCGGCGGCGGCTGCTTCGCGGGCCACGGCCTGTGGACCTCGAGCGGGACGGTTCTGTTCACGATGGAATCATACAAGATGGAGTGACGCTGTCACTGCTCTCCGAGCGCGCCGTTGATCTGGTGCGTCACGTGGTCGATCTCGGTGATCTCTGCGTCGATCTTCTTGCGGATGTCGTACCAGAACTTCGAGTCGAACCGCTTGCGCTGCTCGAGAAGATCTTCCTTTCGCTTCGCCAGGACGCGACGCGCCGACCTGGCGGCGAGCATCAGGGCGAACAGTCTGCACTTGGCATCTACGAGGGTCACGGGTTGTCTCTCGTCCCTCTCTTGCGCCAGACCCAGCCGTTCGGAAAGAGAAAGACGTACTCCTCGTCGTGGAGCCAGTGGCTGAACTTGCATCCCAGGTTGAAAGCGTACATCACGATCAAGATGAAGACGCCGAACGTCACGAGAACGAGGACTAACTCGATAACTTCGCCGAAGAAGACTCTCATGACGTTATCTCTTGTCGTCTAGAGAAGCGCGTAAGTGTGCAACCCCACAAGCTACGCTCGGCGTCCCGACCGATCACGCGTAGCGCCCACCGTTTCGAGTTGCACCCGCCTAGTGGGTCTTCGGCGGCCGATCTCTGACGCGTCGACGGTTCGCCGCAGATCGTGATCGAAGCTCCTTGTCTATCTCGTCGATCATCACGCTGATCGGTATCTCGTAGGTGCGAATGCACCGCTTGCAGGTTCTCTGAGCTATGGTCCTGAGGATCTTGAGAACCTCAATCTTGGTCTTCTCGTCCACCTCACACCACCCACTCACGCCAGTCGTCGCCGGTCACCGCGTCGCTGAGGCTCATCTTGTTCCGCAGGGCGTGGAGGATCTTCTCCTCGACGGTGCCAGGGCAGACCAGGTCGAAGTAGGCAACGCTCTGGGTCTTACCCACCGCCTGCGGCCGCTCCTCGCTCTGAAGGCGGTGCTCCAGCGAGTGGGTGCTGCTGTAGTAGATCACCAGGTCGGCTACCGCCCAGGTCCTCCCGCGACCACCTGACGCTGCGGTGGCCACCATGAAGCGACAGCTTGGGTCGATCAGGAATCGCTTCGCCTCGTCTTCTCTAGTGTCCACGTTCCCACCCCAGAACCGAGCGGCGCTCCCCTTGCCGTAGGCCTCGGTCAGAGCGTGAACCACCTTCGCGACGCTGCGGTCGTACGCGACCCAGATGATCGCCTTCCCCTGGTGGTTCGCCAGTATCTCCAGCATCTCAGAAGTCTTGTTCTCTGCCAGGTCCACAGTGCAGTGGTCGTCGCTCGTCACGTGACCTGCCAGGACCTGATGAAGTCGCAGCACCTGGGTCAGCACGATCGTAGCCGTGACGCGGTGGATCTCGCCTTCCTTCTCGGCTCTCTCGAGGACTGCCGTGGCGTATTCCTTGATCTGAGCGTAGACCTTGCGCTGCTCGTCGCTCATCTCTACGTCGCGACGCAGGTACATCTTCTCCGGCAGGTCGTAGCAGTCGCTCAGCTTCACGCGGTAGGAGTGGGGAGCGATCCGGTTCTTGAGCTGCTCGAGGTTCTTGTAGCCGTCGACGACGTCGATCATCCGCCCACCCGGGCCGAACGGCTTGCGGACGATCTTCGCGTAGTGGTTGCGAAACGCCGTGAAGTTCCAGCCGAGGATCTTGTAGTCGAGAAACGCGAACTGAGAGAACAGGTCCAGCGGTCCCTGTGGCGACGGTGTGCCCGTCAGGATGCGACGCGCTCTGGCCGTCTGACTCAGCTTGAGACAGAACTTGGTTCGCTTGGCCTTCCGCTCCTTGATCGTGGTGCTCTCGTCTATGACTACCGTGGTAGGGGCGTCAAGGCAGAAGTTAAGGCAGAGGTCCTGAGCTCGCTTTACAGCAGAGAGGGCTTCTACGTTCACGAGGAGGATCTTGGGTCCCGGCCTACCCAGGAGGACCTTGACTCTACCAGTCTCCTTCTGGCTGCCGCTGGCAGACCACGTGATCAGAGCCGACCGTCGCAGCAGGCCGAGGGGGAGATGGTCCCGAGCCGCCTGGCTCCAGGTCCGGTACACCCCAGCCGGGGCTATCACCAGGAGCTGCGACACCTCTCTAGACGCAACCATCTCGGCCCACTCGTCGAGGATCACCTTCGTCTTGCCGGTCCGCATGTCCATGAACAGGGCGAAGCCGCGACGCGAGCGCATGCGATCCAGCGCCTGCTGCTGGTGCTTCCAGCGCGCGAACTGCGGCTCGTCGTCGCGAGTCAGCGACTCGACGAGGCTCATCACTTCCTCCACGTCAGGCAGCAGTCGCCCTGCATCTCGAACACCTGACGCGCGCCCCACGAAATGAGAAGATCACGAGCGTCGTACTGCTTGTGGCCGAACCACTCGACTTTCCCTGGCTTCTGCTCGACGATGACGACCGGCTTGTGCCTTCGCAGCGTCTGCTCGGCGCCTTCCAGCACCATGTACTCGTAGCCCTCGACGTCGATCTTCACGAAGTCTACAGGGTCGGTGAACTCGAAGTCGTCAAGGCGCTTCATCGGGATCACCCCGTCTTCTTCAGCGATCGCGGTGCTGCCGGTGCTGCCCTTCATGAGCTTGAGGCCCACGTTCGCATTCTTGTTGCCAAGAGCTAACGGGTGAACCTTCCAGTTGGTGACGTTAGCCTCAGCCATATTTCTGGCCAAGCAGTGGAGGTGATCTGCCACCGGCTCGAAGCCGATCACGGTCTTGAACGTCTTCACCAGGTGCATCGCCCACAGGCCGACGTGCATACCGACGTCGAGGGCTAGACGCCGCTTGGGAACGAACTTCAGTGCGGCCTCGAGCTTGTGAAGCTGGTAGGTGCCCTTGCCGTCGACCCGCGGCGAGCGACTCACCATGTCTACGAGGTGCTTCTCGTCGTCGGGAAACCAGATGCCGCAGGCTTGCTTCATGTCGTCACTTCTTCCACTCGACCCAGTACTGGATGGGGTGAGGACCGCACCGCTTGGTTCTACAGATCCGGAAGGCCTCGCGGTTGACCTCGACCTTCTTCCTGAGCGACGTCATGGCTATCGTTACGTTCTTCTGCGGGTGCTCGACGTCCCAGTCACCGAGCATCTTCATCTTGAGCTCGGTGAGCTTGGTGCTGCTGATCTTGGAGCCGTTCTTCGGGAGAAGACGGAAGAGCTCCCGCTCTGACACGGAGTAGTTGATCTTGTCCGGCTCCAAGGAGAAGCGACGACGACTCACGCCTTCAGAGAGATCCTCTTGTGCTTGATCCACCACTTCACGTCTCCTATGGTCTTGTCGCCGGCGATCTTGGCGCGATACTCGCCCACCGTCTTGGTCTTCAGCGCGAGGAGCTTCCCCCATCGCGTCATGGTGGCAGAAGGCTTCTCCCGCTTGCCGTAGTCAAGATCTAGGATCTCTATCTCATCTGCGTCAGAGATGCCATCTTTCTTTTTACTCTTCTTGACCTCTTTGTTCTTGTCAGTGACAGGCGGAGAGTCTTCTTCCTTGCCGCTGACCGCAGCAGGAGCCTCCTCCCGGGTTGCCGTAGCCGTAGCAGCCACCTCGCTGAGGATCTCGTCGACCTTCGAAGCTGAGCCGACCATGACCATGGCGTCGGTGACGAAGCGCCGCCCCGTCTCCAGGTCGCGAAACTTCTTGATGGGAGGATGCCCCGCCGTGGCCCGCATCTCGTTGTAGGCCTTCACGAGCTGCGGTCCGCTGAGGTCGTGGATGTTCACGGTCTTGACCATGTCTCTTGCCCTCTCTTGATGTTCTCGGTATCGCTCGACGCAGGTGTCACAGGTGGCAGTTAGGGGGTTCGCAGTCACCATCCCGACGGGGAGTGACTTGCCGCATAGGGTCACCGCTCGGGTGATCCTCGAGCTGTTGCTCTCGGAGAAGTCGCTCCCCTTGGGGTAGTCCCAGTACAGGTGGACTGTCATCTCTCGAACTCGTCTATTGTCTTCTGAGCCAGCTGACGCGGATCGTCGTGGCCCGCGGCTATCTTCTTGAGAACCTCAAAGAAGCTAGCTCCGCTCATCTCGAGGCGGCGTGATCGGAAGGCCAGATCTTGACGAGCTCGAGATGCCTCTTCTCGTCTCTTCTTCACCGCAGGATCGTGCTGCCTGCAGTACGCCTCGTCGGGTCCGCACCCTCGCAGCCTGGTGCATTGGTACGCATGGAAGTTGCGGAATACCGCTTCGCAGCATCGCTCGTAGTTCGGCCTGTTCCCCTTGGGATTGCCAGCCCAGGCTCCGTAGCGATCCTTGTAGTGGACCGATCTCAGGACTCTCGTCATGAGCTCACCTTGAACGGCAGCGGGACGTTCTGCTCGTGCTTGCAGCCGAGCTCGCTCAGCTTCCAGTTGCCGACGCTGACGTGGTTCACGTAGCCGTGCTTCTTGAGGATGGACATAGTCGACGAAGCCGTAGTTGGGTGGTGTCCGAAGCCGCTGTGGAGGCGAGCTCCGATCTCTTCGATGTGCCAGACCGAGTCAGGGTCGCTCTGCATGATGGCTACCACGAGCTCTACAGCGCGGAGATCGCTACTTGTCTTCACCCTGGCGGCGGAGACGCTGTGGCCGTTTCGGTACTCCTTCATCTTGATGACTGCCTTCTCGCGATCGGGCATGACGTCTTCGACTGAGGTCGATATGACCTTGCTGACGACGCCGTCCTCCTGGAGGCGGATGATGCAGCCGTAGTTGCTGCTGTCGATCTCGAACGTGACCCGCATCTTCATCGCAGCTTCCCTCCGTTCCACCGAGTCGAGCGAACCGAGTCGCACCTGCCGGTGCGTCGCTTTCGCTTGACGCTGACCTTCTGGTTGGTCGCAGCTCTCCGCTTGGGTCGCTTGTGCTGGACCGGCTCGACGCTGATGGGATCTTCGAGGATGTCGTCCCAGGGGCGAACCTCTCTCTTGCTGAGGACGCCGCGGTCGTAGCTCTCGGCGATCTCGGCAGACTTGGGAGGCGTGCGGAAGATGTACCTCATGCCCTTGTAGGAGAAGCGAGTCTCGTCCTTGTCGACCGAGATGTGGATCGCTCCGGGGATGGAGTAGCCGATCGCGAGGGCGAAGATGCACCAGTGGAGAGAGTTCCTCTCGCTGTTGTCGATCGACTCTCGGGTGGCCACGACGCGGAACGTGGTGCGACGCTTGCGGGTTGTCATAGGGATGCCTCGCGGATGGATCGCTTGAGGTTGGTGCGGAAGAAGTCGTGGATGCGCCAGTTCTTCGAGCTCGCCGACACGATCGTCGTGATCACGCGGCCCTGGTACGTGGCGCGGAGTAAGAAGTGGCGACTCCGCGGCTCGAAGACGACGTCCTCGAGTCCTAGCTCCTCGGCGACCGACCTCGCCTCGCGGAGCTGCTTGCTGTATCTCGGTCTGCTCATATGTGTCTCCTCTCTCTGATCATCATACCACAGAGGAAAAGAAGAGTAAACCTATCTGATTTACTCTTCCCAGCCTTGATCTCGAGCCTTGGCTCCGTAGTAGCCGGCAAGCCAGGCCGTCTCGTCTTCGCCGTGCCACCCGCAGGAGCGGGCGACGCTGGCAAGGTGCTCGCGGGTAGCGTCGACTGGCCGGTTGTAGCGCCAGAACGCCGTGCCGGCTTTGTGGGCGGCGACCATGCTAGCCTCGCTCGTCTCTCGCAGTCCCGTCATGACGCTCCTCCCTAGTGGACCAGGCTGAGGCCGTTGAGGGGCGACCAGACCGCCACGAGGCGCTGGCCGTGATGGATGCTGCACTCGAAGCAGATCTTCTTCGCTGCGACTGCGGCGTCCTCGAGGCTGAAGAACTCCCACTCGGAGAAGCGATCGAAGTTCGTCAAGTAGATCTTGTAGAGGGTCACGACACCTCTCCTCGGATGCGTTCACCTGCAGCGTCCTCTCTCAAGACGTACTCGGTCCTGAGACCGTAGGGATTGCCGTTGAGCTGCTGAGCCGCGTAGTACCAGCACTTCTTAGCCTCATGCCAGTCGCCACGAAGTTCGGCTTCCTCAGCGCGAGCAGACCAGTTCACATAAGCCATGTCGATCTCCTGGGGATAAAAGGAAGCCGCATTCGCGCGGCTCCAGTTGAGGATGAGGCGAGGAAGCCGTTAGAACCCCATCCGTTCGCTGCACTCGGGACCGAAGCCGCGAGCTATAGAGGCAGGCACCGTGAGGCGGCGCCCGCACCTGCCGCAGGAGCCCTCGTGCCAGATCTCGAGGTTGGCGGGGATGCTCCCCTGCACGAGGTGCCTCCAGGCGAAGTCGAAGGCGAGCATCGACGGCGCATCTGTCGCGATGTCTCCGGCCTTCGGCGTCTTGCGGCCCTTGAAGAAGATCTCGCGGGCGATGCGACCCAGGTACTTGTAGTTGGAGGTGTTGTCCGGCCCGTTGAGGAGGGCCACGAAGTGGCAGTTGCCGTCGTCGCTCTTGGTCACCTTGTAGGTGAAGCGGTTCCCCGTCTTGGTGGAGACCAGTGTAACGATCGCCTTGCCAGCCCGGAGGAACTGGCGGGCGACGAGAGCGTCGCTGAACTTGCCGCGCATGTCCTCGGACGTAGCCTCCTCGTGGCCCTCTTCTAGGGTGCCGTCGAGGCCGGCGAAGATGTCGGTCTGCTCCATCGCGGAGCGGGCGGCGTGCTTGTTGCGCTCGTCGCGGGCGGTCTGTAGGCGATCTCCCTCGACTTCCATCTGCTGCATCTCGGCTTCGTGATCGTGGTGGCTGCACATCGGTGTCTCCTGTCTGTGCTCTGGGTTGAACCTGAGTGCCCCTAGTCTCGCTGGTCCTGCCGAGGGCGGGGCAGGGGCTCCGAGGGAAGACCTCAGTTGATGACCATGAAGCCCAGGTGGCAGATCGAAGCGGGGTTCTGGTGCTGCGAGAGAGAGTAGCCGAAGATCGCCGTCCACCGGCCTTCCTTGTTGCGGACCACCACGGGGCGGAACCTTAAGAGGTCCATCTTCTCGAGGGCCTTCATCAGGTTCTCCTGGGTGGCGTAGGACTTGGAGCTGTCGACGTTCATCTGATTTCCCCTGTGTTCCTGTCTTCCGATAGTGGTAGTCTACCCTAGAGGAAAGGATAAGTAAACTATTATTTTTACTCTTTTCCGATTTATTTTCAGGAGGGGGAGGAGTGTGACATAAATGTCACACCCCCTGACCCCGATCAGATCTTGAAGAAGTCCCCTGAGATGTGCTCGACCCTGTGATCTGAGTTGGTGTCTGGCTGGTCTGTATCGGTGAATGTGTAGTGGAGCTGGACGGCGTCTGGACCTGACTCTGAGATGGTGACTGCGGACACGTAGCCCTGCCTGACCTTGCCCTGAGCGTCTTTGAAGGCGACTTGGTCGAAGACCTGGAGCTGGTCGGCCCAGTGCGGAGCTAGGGGAGCCTGGAGGCGATCGGCGACCTGAGCGAGGAGGTCCCTGATCTGGTTGGTGGTTAAGGGGGTGAGGTTCAAGATCTGGTAGACCTGGTCTGCGGCCTGGAAGTGTGGATCTGACATGAGTATCTCCTGCTGCGAAGGAGACCAGTCTACCAAAGAGAAAATTAAAAGTAAATGGGTATTTTTTCTCTTTTGAATCACCATCCCGCCTGCTCTTGACTCCACCGCAGGATGCTGTCCCTGTCTGGCCTCACGAGTACGTCGGAGCTCTGATAGCGGTCCTGCGGCACCAGGTAGATCCAGGCCCGCCTCCGCGTGCGGCCTGTTCGGAACAGACGCGACTGGCGGCGGTAGAACCGAGGGTGTCCCTCGAGATGGTCGAGGCACTGAAGCGTCTCGAGGTCCACCAGGTAGAGCTCGCCGGCGACGCGGTGACCGCGCGACTTCGAGGCGAGGAACGGGAAGCCGGCTCCCCACATCACGAAGCGGTCGCAGCTCGTCGCCTCGCCGAGGAGCTCGCTCGTCTCGAGGAGGTGGTGATTGTGGAAGCCTCGCTTGAGGCTGCCGTAGACGAACACCACCTGGGTCTTCTTGCTCACGACTCACCTCCCGAGCGGAGCGGCTCCTGAAACGCCAGGCGAAACTCCTTTATGATGGCTGCTTCGAACAGAGCCATGTCATAGTCGTGTTCCTCCCCAGTCGTCAGCCGTGTGACTTCCCCCGTCATGCAGTTCTCGATCTGGACCTCGATGGTGCAGCCAGCCGCAGTCTCTGCCTGTCGCTCGGCCTCGAGGAGCACGCGGAGTCTCTCGACCGCGTCGTAGGCATCGACCACGAGACGCTGGATCTCGTGGCTTCCCTTGACCTTCTCCTCGACCTGGTGGAGGCGATACAGTGCGACGTGGGTCAGGTAGATCTGGTGAAGGCAACTCTGCGGCGTCATGTCAGATCTCCTCTAACCCAGGATGATCTTGGCGCGAGCGAGCTTGCCACGTCGCTCCCAGCTCTCGCGGAGGTACGGCGTGCGCTGCTTGTCCTCGTGGCTCCGAGCGACGGCCATGCTGAGCAACGTCAGGTCGAGGTCGAAGTCGTGGTAGCCCTTGGCGATCCTGTCGAGGTACGCCTCGTCCGGCGGCATGATACCGCGGTCGTTCATCTTGTAGAACAGGCAGGTCCTCACCACTCCGCTGATCCTCAGGGTCAGGTATCGCTTCGCGTAGTGACGCGGAGCTCCCTCGTATCTGTCGAGCGTCTTCTCGCACGCGTCGGTGATCCACCACAGACCGCCGGCCACGAAGTCGTCCGAGCTCTTGGTGCTCATCACGTCGGCGCGGTCGCGAAACACCAGCAGGCCGTTGTTGACGTAGAGCTTCTGGTACTTCACGGCCTGCGGGCAGCGGCGCTGCATCTCTGCAACGTTGAGGTTCGAGCCGTAGGCCCAGTACAGGTGATGGGTGCGGTGGATCGACCTCGAGATCGAGATGATGGCAGGAGCCTGAGGCTTCTTCTGCCTCAGGTCCTCTAGCACGCGACGCTTCTCGCGAAGCTCCTTGAGCTCCTCGTTGAGGCGCTGCTTCTTGGTCTTCTTAGCCACGTCGCTTCTCCACTTTGCTCTCGCCGCCCTCCTTGAGGAAGCCGATCGACATCAGGTCGTCGACGAAGTCCTCGAGGGGGAAGCTGCGGACCTTGCCGCCGTAGGTCTTCTCCATACGGTCTGCCATCTCGGCGGTGAACTCGAAGTCGCTGTCGCGCCTGGCGAAGCTAGACTCGTGCATCTGATGAACCAGGTCGCTCGCGTCCTGAGCTTCGTACTGCGTGCCGTCTGCTGCTCTGTACCTCATGCCGCTCTCCTCTGCTCTCGCGACGCGAACTCCTCGCGGCGCTCGTTGAAGTAGTCTTGCTCCACCTGGGTCAGACCCAGGAACGAAGCGAAACCTGCGAAGGTGTTATCCCGCATGACAACTTCCTGATGGGTCATGCTCGAGGAAGATGCGACCATCCGCAGGCAGAACCTGACCCACATCTCTGCTTTCCGCCCCTCGACCGTGCCCTGGTGCTGGCGGAACTCGACGGTGCCGTACCCGGGGAAGGACATCAGGTTCAGCTTGCGATAGCGCCCTGACGAGCGAGCGTGGTCGAAGCCGTACTGACCGGAAGCGAGACCCACCTCGCGGACCGTCGTCGCGACGTCGAAGTTCGTCTCGTTCGAGATGTGTGACGACTGACAGAATTGATTGCTGTTGCCGCGACGCGAGGGAGCGAGGAACGAGTCGATCACGAGCTCAAAGTGCTTGTAGGCGCGGACCAGGCTCTTGAGGTTCGCGACGCTGCGGTGGCGCGCGCCGACGTGGACGTGGAGGCCGCAGCTCTTGTTCACCTTGCAGCGGAGCCGGGTTAAGACCTGGCACACCTTGCGGAGAGCGTCGAAGCCGGCTTCACCGGAGAGAGGTGGGCTCACGATCTCGACGCCGTAATCGTAGCCGAGCGAGCCGTCCGTCGTGACCTTCCAGTGAGTGCGCGTGGAGTGATTGTAGTGCTCCTCCTGGCACAGGACGCCGGCGTCGCGGATGAGCTGCGCGAGCTGCGAGCGAGTGGTGCCGCGGGGCATGTAGCACTCGAGCTCGACGCCGAAGGTGTCGCTCGCCTGCTGCTCGACCGGGGCAGAGATGTTCGGCGCGAAGAACGGAGCCACCTGGGCGCGGAGATCGGCGACCCGCTGGCGGGCCACGACCCGGTCCATGTGGAAGTACTCGCGAGCCTGAACCCGCATCGTACCCACGTGACGGATGCCTCGCTCCTGGGCCAGCGGGACCAGGCTGTTCCACTCGGCGAGAAGGCGACGGAGCTCTCCCATACGACGCGGCATCTTAGTTCTCCCCTAAGTTCTCAATTTTCCCTACTTCGCATTCCTGAGATGCTCAGCATACTTCTCAGCAGCTTCTAGCTTCGAGAACTTCTTAGAGCTCACTCCGCCCTTCCTGTTCTCATAGCAGCCATTGACCAGGACTACCCAGAAGATCTTCCCTGAGATCTTCATGAACTTGAAGGTAGAATACCGAGTCATCTGAGTTCTCCCTGAAGTCTGTCTGTATCGTGATTAGAGTCTACCCTAGAGGAAAGAATAAGTAAACTACTATTTTTACTCTTTTCCAACTATCTTTCGAGGGGAGGGAGGTGTGAATAAATGTCACAGGCTGTACCCCTTATGTTCCACAGGTCGCAGAGACGCCTGTAGGTTCACGAATCTAGATTCGTGGGGGTAGCCCTACAGGCGACCTCCCGTCATGGCACCACGGACCTCCTGGCAGGTCCCTCTCCTGGGTGAGAGGCAGGTCATAGCCTGGAGGACGGCCTTCCAGTCCCACCGGGCAGGACCGCCGGTCCAGGTCCCGATCGCAGGAACCTCAGTCAAGGGCAGCTCGTCCCGGAGGGACCTGAGCTGATCGCCCCAGAGGAGGGTCAGGCTGTCACTCCTAGCCAGGACCTTTCGCACCGCCACCAGGACGCGACCGCCGTGGTCGAGGCGCCGCTCCGCCCACCCCACCTGCTCTGGTGACACGCGAACCTTGTGACCCTCGGCTCGCTTCATCTCGATCCACCCCTCTGCTCCTGCGAAGCAGTAGTTCATGTCAGCCACGCCGCGGCTCGTGGAGGGGGTCTCCACGGCGAGGAAGTCAACCTGAGGCAGGTGCTTCCGGAACAGGCTCCTCAGACCGGCGTCTACGCTCATACCATCGGATCGTCTCGAGACGTCCGCGACTATAACCCACGTCGTGACCGGTGTGAAATCCCAAGAAGAATGCCGCGGTCATGACCAGCCAGATCGCGAAGATATAGCTCATCGCTTCCACCTGAACTTGAGAACGGAGTACTGCTCGTCGACCTCGATCAGCTCCGACTCCACGAGACCTTCCGCCTGGAGATCGAGGAGATCCTCCAGCTCTGGAGCGTCCCTGCGGTCCACAGCCAGCGTCTTTCCTCTCTTGAGACCTTCGATCATCTCGTCTCGGGTCATCACTCGTGGACAGTTGCTCATGACCGCGACCCTCTGCCGTCGTGACGCTTCTCGCGGCGAGCGAACATGAGCTGGTCGTGTCGCGTCTCCTTCCCTGCGTAGGGGATGAGCTTGAATCTTCGCTTCTTCGCTACGGGCTTCGGCTGGCGCCTGTCAGGAGGGATCTTCCAGTCGGTGATGAACCCCTTGTCGCGGAGGCGATTCCACAGCCGGTAGACGGCGATCTCCGTCTTGCCTGTAGCTCGAGACGCTTCAGCAGCGGTCATCGTCCTGTAGGCGTCGACCCAGAAGGCGATCGAGAAGTTCTTTCGCTTGAGCTTGTTGCGAAGCGACCACTCGGGAATCTTCATCTCTTCCGCCACCTTCGCCTTCGACATCCCGGAGTCGAACAGCTCCTTAGCCATCTTCAGCATCTCGTCTGTCACGACAGTACGCCTCCGTCCTTGTGGCTTCCACTTGGTGCCGTCGCTCTTCACGTTGAAGCCGTAGCGATAGAAAGTTGACTTGCCGATCTTGAGGATGGCCGCCGCCTTGTAGGCGTCCATCCCCGTCTCCATCAGAGAGTGGGCCTCAGCGGCCATCTCTTCGGTGCGTCGCGACCTGGGTCCTCGAGGCATCGTCGCGTCACGCGTCCTTCGCCGGCGGCGGAGAGTCACCGACCGTCGACCGGAGGATCACCATGTACTTGAGCATGCAGAGGTAGGTGATCAAGTCGTCGATACGATTCTCCAGCGGCTCGCTCCGCTTGCGCGACACGGAGGAGTCTCCGATCTCGTCGCAGTAGTCGGTGATCGTTCGCCAGTGCTTGGTGGCGAAGATGCGGAGCACCATCTCGGGCGACAGACCGGTGTCCGCTGCGTCCCTGGTGAAGTTGCTGAGAGCGTCGTCGTTGCTCTCCGAGTACTCCTCAGCCTTGGACCGGTACAGCTTGAGGATCTTCTCGAAGGTGTTCTTGATGGACGCTTCGATCTGGTCGCGACTCGTCTTCATCTCCACGATGTCTCTCCTCTCCGTCTATCTCTCCGAGATACTTCACGTCGTTGACCCAGAGCATGCGAAAGTCTGGTGGTATCTTGCCCATGATCACGAACAGCGACTTTCCGGGTCGCCCTGCGATCAGGCGCTCGCCGAACTTGGAGTACTGATGACGACTCAGCTTGCAGAAGATCTCCCCCGTGTCGTCGCGAAGATGAAAGTTCAGAGCCTGAAGCGGGCCCTTCTTGATCGCGTAGCCGCGTCGTGCCACGCGGCCCGGCTCGTTCTCGTTGAGGGGGTGGTTCCTCACCAGGACTCCGATCACCATCGCGCTCTGACCGCGTCTTTCGTCGTAGACCTTGCTCACGTCGACGACGTGCTTCATCGCCTCCTCCAGGGGCTTGGTCACCTTTCCCTCCTCGAGGAGCTTCGGCCACAGCTTGGCCGTCGCGTCACTCACCGGGTACAACGAGTCGATGCTGGTCGTCAGCTTGGAGAGACGCTCCTTCATCTTCTCTGTCAGCGGAGCGCCGCCGCTCCTGGCTGCGACGACCTTCTGCATCATGGCCGGTCCTACCCCCTTGACGAGAGTGAGAGGACCCACCAGGACCTTGCGGTTGCCCTCTGTCTTGACAGTCCAGCGATCCGTCGACACCTCTGGGTCGACAGCCCTGTAGTCTACGCCTTCGCCCTTCAACTCGCGGAGGATCTCCACCTGCTTGTTCGGTTCGTGCTCGGCGTCGAGCGTAGCTGCGGCGAACTCCACGGGGTGATGAGCCTTGAGCCAGCAGCACCAGTAGGTCAGCAGCCCGTAGGCGACGGCGTGCGCCCTGTTGAAGCCGTACATGCCGAACGAGCACATGCCGTCCCACATCTTCATGGCTGCCTCTTCGGGCACGCCCTTAGCGATCGCCCCGGGGAGGTACTTGTCGCGGTACGAGTCGAAGTACTCCATGCCGAGGCTCTTGCCCATCGCCTTCCGCAGCGCGGTCACGTCGCCCCAGCTCATGCCGCCGATCTCGCGGCAGATCCGCATCACCTGCTCCTGGTAGACCATCACGCCCATGGTCTTCTCGAGGTACGGCAGGAACGCCTCGTGGAACACTTCTACTTTCTCCACGCCGTTCTTGCGGTTGACCCAGCTCTGGGTGCCGCCAGAACCGAGAGGACCGGGGCGACACAGCGCGGTGATCGAGACGATGTCCTCGAACTCGGTGATCCTGTCGAGCTGATGCACCACCTGCTTGGTGGTAGCACCTTGGAACTGGAACACTCCGCTCATCTTGCGCTGGTTGAGAACGTCTAGCGCCCCTGGGTCGTCGAGCGGTAGCTCCTCGAGGAACTTGCCAGGCTCCCTGATGCCGACCATCTCGAGGCAGCGCTCGAACGTGGAGAGCTGGGTGAGACCCAGGATGTCGATCTTGATGAGGTCGATGTCCTTGGCGTCCTGCCAGTCCACCATGGCGAGGTCGTCGTGGCCTCTCACTCCCACGTACTTTCGCACCGGTTCGTTGGTCAGGACGACACCGGCGGCGTGCTGACTGCTGGTGACGGGGTGACCCTCGATGCGTCCCGCGATCGCGATCTCCGGGTACTCAGCGGCGAGCTTCTGGCCAGCCGACGTCATGGTGAACGTGTCCATCACCTTGTAGTCGGCGCGAGAGTCGCCCTTGCTCCTGGTGATGACGCTGTTCACTGTCTCCTCGACCATCCACTTCGGGACGCCGATCGCTGCTCCGATCTGGTTGAGAGCACTCTTAGATTGGAAGAGAATTACGGTCGCGAGACGCGCTACCTTTTCGCGACCGTACTTCTCCCTGAGATACCCGAACACCAGCTCGCGTCGCTCGTCACTGAGGTCCACGTCGATGTCCGGGTAGTCAGCTCTGGTGATGTCGATGAATCGCTCGAACACGAGGTCGAACTTGATCGGGTCGACGGCCGTGATCTCGAGGAGCCAGCAGACTAGACTCCCAGAGGAGCTGCCCCGCCCCGGACCGCAGATCATGTGTTGGCGCGCCCACTGCAAGATGTCAGCCACGACGAAGAAGTAGTCGGCGAAGTTCTTCTCGTCGATGATCCTGAGCTCCTTCTCGAGTCGCTCCGCGTAGACAGGATCGCTGAGGTCGCAGCCGCGTCTCTTGGCTCCTTCCACGCACATCTCGCGGAGCGTCTTCTCCTGGGGCGGCCTCAGGAGCGCTGCCTTCTTCATCTCGGCGCGGCATCTCGTCAAGATCTTCTGACGGTTCTTCACGGCCACGGAGAAGTCCTCGTAGCCGCAGTACCAGATCGCCTCCCGCAGCTCAGCGTCGCCCATGATGTGACGCGGGTAGGTCTGGGTCGAGGACCTCCATCCCAGGGCGGCGAGGTACATCCGCTCGTCGTCTCTGCGCGGATAGCAGTTGTCGCTGATCGCTACAAATCTGTGACCGCGGTCCTTGGCCTCGACCCACAGTCCCTTCGGAGTGGCAGGACTCATCGCGACGTAGAGGTCCTCGTGAACTGATATGTTGTCGAGGAGAACGCGACTTCCGGTGATCGCGATCAGACCGTCGAAGCCACCCGTCATCATCTCCTCGTAGGTGACCCAGCTGTCGCCTTCTCGACTGGTGGCGCGGTACAGCAGGTCGTGAAGCGGCTCGAGAGAGTCCTTGGCGAAGAACTTCCACCAGTCCACGATCGGCTTCTTCACGCCGCGCTCCGGGACGACTCCTAGGCTCACGCCGTAGACCGGCCTGAGACCCGCCTCCTTGGTCATGCGGTCCCACTTGACGAACGAGAACGTGGAGAGTCTATCTGCCACCGGAGCCTCGGACCATCCGATCTCCTTGATGCGACTGATCACCTCGGCGAGGCTGCCGACGGCGTGGCGGAACGAGTAGCCGGTGCTGATCATCTCTTGGTCTCCCAGAAGTCGTTCAGGGAGTACCATCTCCTGATCCACTTGGGAACTCTCCAGAGCTTCTTCATCAGCGCGTCGTTCCTGTCGCACTCCGTGATCCACCAGTCGTGAAAGCGCGTACACGTCTCGAGGCAGGTCTCGCCGTCGGCGAACGCAGGGCAGAACCCGTCGTGAAGACGGCCGTGATACACCGGACAGGAGCCCGAGCCTTCATGAGCATCTTTACCGCACTTGATGCAGGCGGCCATCACCAGTTCTCCCAGTGGACTTCGAGAATGAGCATGTCGCCTCTCTGAAGCTTCAGAGATTCCTGGAAGAAGGCCGTTTGAAGAAGGTTTCCTCCAGACGGCTCGTCGAAGAACTTGACGTGATCTGCGAAGGTCAGCTGAGCTGTGATGTAACAGAACGTGATCTGTCTCTGACCGAGCCTGCACTTCACCCGTGGCTCTCCTATCAGTTCGCACCACAGCTCTTCGAAGTAGCTGATCGCAGTCTCAGGTCTGCGAATCGTGATCGTAGTCACAGCATGTCCCTCCTTCGCATCTCTATCGCGCACTTCACCAGCGCGTCGACGTCGGCACGTGCCGAGTGGGCGCCCTCGAACTTGAAGCCGAACAGCTTGTCGTGGAGGTCCGTGAGACTGGTGTTGTAACCCAGGAGGTGAACCGACTGCTCGACGGTGCAGATCTGCCGCAGCGGCCATCTCACCTGGGTGTCGAGACGCCTGGCCTCGAGGTCGATCATCGCCTTGTCGTATGACAGGTTGTGAGCCACGACAGCGGGGTGATCGCAGATCACCTGGAAGATCTCTCTCGACACCTCCGCGAACTTCGGCTTGTCGCTCAGCATCTCCTGGGTGATGCGAGTGATCTTGGTGATGTCCTCCGTCACCAGGCTCAGCTTAGGTGGCTGGATCAGGAGGTCCACGTTCTCGAGAACCGTTCCGCGGTCGAGGTCGAACACCGTGGCGCAGAACTGGATCACGTGCGGCTGGAACTCGAGACGCATCAGGTGCGACTCGATCAATCCTGTCGTCTCGGTGTCTATCGCCGTGAGGATCAATAAGGGCTCCTTTATTTGTCCTTGCCGTGCCAGTAGAACGTATCCCGCGATTGCTTCAGATCGTCTTTGGACGGGCTAACCAGAATAAAGTTATGGCCCGACCAGTTCCGCAAAGCTTGCCAGAACCGCTCGCTCGGATTGGCCAAGCAGTAAGCCGTGAAGTCCCGCAGCATCTCCTCGCGTGGCCCGTTCTCCATCCAAGCCTCCTCAACTGTTCATCATTAAGAGAAACCACGGCCCGAACATTAGCATCGCGCCGACGGCGGCTAGAGACGCGGGCCACCCCCATGCCAAGCCAGCGCCGACTGTCAAGAAGATCGCGCCGACGCCCATGATGCTAAAGATGACCGACTCAAAGCTCATTCAAACGCTCCTTATTTGCAGACGATCCGTGTCGGACCTTTGCATGGACTATTTTTCCGGTCGGCGCGTCGGACGATGCCGCAGACCTCGCAACATTCCATGCCGCGCCATATCCACCACTTGTGCGTCGCGTCCGGGTCCACTCGATGCTCCTCTAGTCCATTGGAACGCGGCGGGCGGTTCCAAAGATTGACGCCGCGTCCCGTCTGGTTCTCTTTCCCGCTCGCGCGTTACCGCCGACCATTTTCATTGCGCACCCGACGCTCCTATTTTGCAGATCGCAGTTCGGTGGCCATCCGATCGAACTCTCGGCATATAAGCTCGTCCTCAAGGTCGCCACGGCAGGGAAGGATGTCGAGCGTGCCCGCCATGAATTCACGAAGCTGGCGATCAGCGATGATCTTGGCCTTCACCTTGATTTGCCGGTAACGCTGTTTGCCGGTGAGCAAGATCGGCTCCTTTAGTGTTGGCGTCCGTTGCCGGAATCAAACCGGCATTCGGCGGTAATGGGTGCACCCTCGAAACCGCTCTGCATCATGCCCGGACTAAACGCTCCTATTTTCCATACACTTGCCGCAGAATTGCCAAAGCACCATCCGTGATGGACGTGCCGCGCCAGAAATATCCGGCGGCTATGATCGCCATTTCCCACTCAGTGACCGGCTTTGGCTTCTTCACAAACAGCTCCTTTATTGCACAGCCCGCAGGCTACAATTCACAAGATGGCGTATGCTTCAACGGGTCGTCCATTCGACGCTCCCTTATTTCACGCTGTCATAGATGCGCTTGGCTTCCTCGCGCGTCATCTCGGGGTGAGCCATCATCATCTCGACGACCACCCACGACTCGCATTTTATTCGGCCTCTCGCCACCATCTACCGAGATCATACAGCGATCTGTATGCAGTGTTCTGGCATTCCTCCAAAAGCTCCTGGGCGGGAGCGTCTCTTAACCGAAACCGGGTGTCCGTGATATGACGCAATGCATACATCATCTGAATGTAATCCTCGTCGATCTGGTGGCGTGGATTCTCAGAAAGTTCCTTGCGCTCCTTATCAAGCTGGCTCGCGAGCAATTCCGACCATTCGTCCAATCGCACAATCGGCTCCTATTTTGCAGGTCTGCGATGTAGCACACGACCAAATTGCAGCACGTCTAGTTGTTCCGTCGTGATGGGGCCGGGGCGCAACAAGCAGGGGGTCTTGTGATCAATTTTTTGCCCACAGGCACAAAGGTCTGGCTCATCATGTCCGAAGGTGCTCACTCGACGCTCCTCTTTTTATCACCATCTCAGATCGGGATCGCACGGCCAGTTCATTGTTGCGCCGACGACTAGAATGAGGATTAGGATGTACTCCAAAATCTGCTCCTTTTGTGCTTGACGGGTTTAGGGCGCTACCCCAGAAGCCGAGACCCACCCGGCCGACGCGGGCGATGTCTCAGCCCGCAATGTGGATTGACTTTCCACGTCCCCGTCAAAGGCTCCTATTTTTGCTTGTCCTGTTGAACAGTCATGACGGCCCCTTTGATCGTGCGCAGCTTTGCAGATTTGAAGTCGCGCGACCCGAACACCATGTTTAACGCTGTTGAGATCATATCGGCGTCCGCTTTTGCGGTGCTTAGCTCACGCTCCTCGTCGTCTTCATCACCGCCGTCATTCCATTCATTGATCGAGCAGAGCCGACGGTAGGTGGCTGGCCGACTGTCCCACACCTCGTAGGTGATCGAGCCGTCCTCCTGGTCGTGGCGCTCCACGACGAATGGATTTATCGGGTCATAAGTTTTCTGCAGCGGCCTGGCCATAGCTACAATCGGCTCCTCAATTCACGGCATGCCTGCCCGGCAGTAAGAAATCTCCATCCGGGATGAGATAGCCGACATCGCCGCAATCGCACCTCGGGCAAGAGACCGGCGACGCCTTTAGCTTGCATTGGCTGAGACGACCGGCCCACCCACAGTGAGAACATTGCATTATCCGGTCGAGGTTGTCGCGGGCGTCCATTAACATTAAGCGCTCCTCTACTTTTCCCTGCTGGCGAGCCACGCTCCTCAATTGCAGCAAAAATTGTACACGATAGACAAGGCCGCACCCACGACAATCGCAGAACCAGACAGCGCGATCAGCCCCAGCAAGATCCACCAGACTGTCAGGATCACGCGCTGATACTCTGCGATGCAGCCCCACATCACTCTAGAGTCTCCGTTTCGTGACATCGGTAGAGAACCCTAGTGTAGCCGTCAGGTGAAGGCGGCTGCTTGGCTGACCAATCCCGCGCATCCTGCTCGGTCTTGAACGCTCTAGGATCACTGAACCAGACGTGATTCACGTCTTCGGTGATGATGAGATAGACGGTCATAGCGGTCATAGCCAGAACCATAGTGCCGCCGGCAGCGACAGCGGGTACGCGAAGCAGGCGATCGGCCCTAGCGCAAAGCAAGATACGGAGCGTGAGTAGCCCTCGTCCATCTGATTCTCCTCTGAATGACTGCGACACCTGCGGCTAGTGGACACAGCACCAGCAATCCGAGGACTATGATCCACAGCACGACCCAGCCTGCGCTCATGTCCTGACACGTCACCACCACACGTCATCTCGCGAACTGAAGGCAGCAGATCTCCTTGGCACGGAACGCCGCGAGCACGTCGTCGCGGTCGTCGATGACGAGGTCCAGTTTACTCATTCCGACAGCCTTGTCCACCAGGTCGATCTTCACCTGGGAGGCAGGGCGAAAGTCGTTGTCGGCCCGCATCAGCAGCTCGTCGACGACGATCTCCTTCCGCATGAGCCACCCGTAGGTGGCCATCCTCCAGCGGTCTGGCCGTGACGTGCAGGCTACGACGATGTGGTCGCCGGCCTTGAGACTGGCCACGAGCTGCTTCATGATCCGGTTCGGCTCGTCTGCCACCAGCTTCTCGTGGTACGCCTCCCACCCCTCGGTCTCGATGAGCGAGCTGCGCCACCTGCTCTGGCACAGCGTGTTGTCCAACCCCACGACTACGATCACAGCAGACCTCCGATCTTGGCGAGAGCCTCTCCGGCCCTGCGACGCATCACCGGGTCGTTGTACACGCGGCACAGGCCCGAGGGGTGAGGGAGAAGCCACCAGTTCTTGTAGTGACCGAACCAGTCGGTCTTGCGGATCGGACTTCTCTCGACGCGGAGGGAGGTCCACGCCATGATGCCGAGGACTGCGGCAGGTCGTGACTCGACCCTCCTCTCTATCTCTATGGCTCGAGCCTCGAAGTACTCGACGTCTTCCCACGTGACCTTGTCGGTGTCGATCACGTTGATCATCTCGAAGTGGCCGACGTAGTCCTGCTTGGTGACAGGTACCACCTCGCTGAGCATCTTCCACAGACGCTCGCCGGACCCGTTCGGCGTGAACGGCTCCATCGCGTAGGCAGGGTCTTGACTCTTCGGGTTGAAGAGGCCGACTATCACCGCCTTCATCAAGATCGCTCCATCTGATAGACCACGACGATCTTCCATCCCTTGCGACTGCAGTAGTCGCGGACCCTGGATCTCGACCACCTCCGCATGTACTTCACGACGTCGGCAGCCTCGACTACCTTGTCGTCCCACAGGACGACGCCCGCGAAGAAGTGCGGGGCGTCGATCGAGGCTAGGATCTCCGTCATGACGCCGCCGGGTCGAAGTTGGAGAACTTGGCGCGGCAGGCGCTGAGGCCGTTCTCGACGTAGGTGGTGAAGAACTCGCTCAGCGCCTCGCGACCCTTCACGTGGGCCGTGACGCACTCCTTCACCATGACGTTGAGGCCGTAGCCCTTGTCAGTGAAGCTGACGATCGGCACGCCGATGCCGTAGGCATATCCCATCTCCCAGATCACCCCGGGGTCGCGGTCGTCCACGACGGCGAACACCAGGTTGGCCCTCTTGATCTCGTCGACGTTGGACCTGAAGATCGTGGGGCTCATCTTGAGTCGCTCCTCCCTGGTCATCTCGGTGATGACGCCGTTCCCGAGACGCGGAGAGTAGACGCGGATCTCCTTCTCCGGGTACGAAGTCTTGAACCACACGAGGGTGTCCTCGACATATTTGACCAGCTCGAGCTGGGACGGGGTGAAGAACGGAGCTGCCAGGTAGATCCTCATCTCGTAGCCTCCGGGTAGACGTGACGGGCAGTAGCCCATCTCGAGGAGAACAGAGTTATCTGAAATGTGTGACACTTGCAGAGCTCAGCAGGAGTAGCCAGTCGCCGCTGACTCTTCTTGAACTGGCAGATCACCTCGTCGCATGGAGTGGCTTCTGACGCGAACTCTCCGTTCCGGCACCACACCATGTTGCCCTTCATCGCGAGAGCTATCTGCTCGAAGCTCACGTGGCCCTCTGCCCCGAGACGGGTCAGGAAGTTCATCGCTTCTCGTCTCTTCTCGTCCATCGCCATGTTACTCCGTTGTGAAGTAGTAGCCCTCTGTGTAGAGCCTAGCGGCATTCCAGAACTCGAGCCACTCGCTCCGCGACACCCCGGAGGGTCGCTTGATCCGCTGACCGCAGACCTCGACGTAGTCGAGGTCGACTACGTCTATCTCGACGTCGATCATCTGTCCCACCAGCTGTTGATGCGACGCGTGGTGCAGTCCTGGCTCATCCTGCGGATTCTCCTGTCTAGGTCGACGATCTGAATGACGACCCAGACGAGGATGGAGGCTATGACAGCGTTGACGACGGCCACCACGGCGAGGATGACGGAGATGCTCACGTCCGGTCCACCCTTTCTGACTCGATGGGGTGCGACTCTTGCTTGTCGAGGAACGACGGCAGCGGCTCGTCTCTGATGATCGCCTCCGTCTGGGCCATCACCTCCTCTCCGAGGCGGTCGAGGTCCACGAGCTCCCTCTTCGGCTGCGGAGCGAACTCGTTGACCGGCGCCTCGACCTGGGTCTTCCGCGCGTCGTCGACGAGGTCGAGGAGGTTCTTCGCCAGCAGGTCGGCTCTGCTCCTCAGGCCTGCCAGCTGACCCACCAGGTAGTCACGGCTCTCCCGCATCTTGGCGGTCTCCATGCTCGCCGCCTCGAGGGTCATCCGCAGGAAGTGGATCTCGCTCTTGGCGTCGCCGAGGGACTGACGCAGCACGTCTCGCTCGTGCTCGAGGTCGACGACGTACTGAGCGGCCTCAGCCGCTCGCTCGGCGAGGACGTGGCGGCGGCTGTCCTGCGGAGCTCGCACTGGCAGCTGGGGTGCCCGCGGCAGCTCGGGCGGCTCCTCACGGAGCTGGACCGGAGCCGGCGGCTTCTGACTTCGCTTGCTGTTGCCGTTGAGGATCGACATCGTGTCTCCTTCTCACGCCTCAGAGGACGAACGCCACGATCACGGCCACGGCGTAGATGGCGCAGATCGTGAAGAATACTACGTTGCGGATCACCTGACCACCTCATCTTGCCAGTACTCAGCACGACTCCTGAGAGCCTGGTCGATCCGCGGGAGGAACGGAGCTGCATCTATACCGTTCAGCTTGAGGTACCGCGGACACGGGCACCCAGGGTCGGTGCCTTCGATGCGGTTGCGAGCGTCGCGGTGGTAGGGGCACTCGCTGCCGGCGCACGGCAGGACGTGCTTCCCGAACTGATCCAGGATCTGCTGCCACGGATCTCTCTCGCGGCTCAGCGTCGACTGGGTCAGCCAGCAGCTCCGCTTGCCCAGGAGCGAGCGCCAGATCTCTCTGCTGGCAGCTACCTGCATGGTCACCTGGTGGCTGATCATCAGGTCGACGACGTCGGGTCGCTTGAGCACCTGGAACAGGTCGTCGGCGATGGTGATCGGCCTGTGACGTACGAAGTGGGCCCTGATCCAGAACGGCACGGTGAACGTGGACACCATCACGGCTCCGGTGTCGATCATCCCGCCGTTGAGGTTGGTCACAGTCGGAGTTACTTGTCCCTCGTGGAGGAACTTCGACGTGCTCATCAGATCCATCGCGGCCTCGGTCATCTTGTACGACCCGGTGAAGTGGGTCGCGAGGCGCTTGAGCTCGCTGTAGATGCTGATGAATCGCGACTGGAGGGACTCGTCACACTCGTGAGCCAGGTGCTCGAAGTACTTGGCATACTTGATCGCGTCGCGGTACGAGACTCGCATCGTGAACGAGGTCAGCGCGATGACGGGGAGGAAGCGCCTCCACTCGTCCTGGTGCTGGCCCGACTCCTTGCCCTTCTGCATCTTCCGCTTCATCTCGTAGTGCGCCGTGACGTCGACGTACTGGATCAGGTCGGCAGGGACGGTGTACTTCTCCGGCGAGTCTACGAACGAGGTCCTGGCCCACATCACGTGGGTCCTCGAGCTGGCGAAGATCTCCCGCTCGAGGATGGTGAAGTTGTGGAAGTGGCAGAACGCCGACGGCATCTCGCAGCAGGGCGAGTCGACGGTGTAGATGTCCTGCCACTCGATCAGCTTGTCCACGTCGCGAGAGAGCCGCCACGCCTCGGCGGCAAGGCTCATGCCGTCGCTGCTCATCACGTGGATCTTCATCTCGGAGCCGGGACCGCCCTTCAGCGACTCGACGAACGGCAGCATCCTGCCCTGAACTCCGCCGTCCTTGATCTTGGTCATGAGATCCTCTCAATAATCACAAAGATCGAAAAGGAAATAGATAATTTCCTCCTCGGCAGTTTTTACATTATCGCTTTTCCATTGTTTTCGCATACCACATGAAGGTCGAGGAGTAAATATAAAGTTTTCCTTCCTATTTACTCCTCGAGCTACGGATCTTCTAGCGGACCGTCTCCATCACCGTCCACCCGTCCGGGAACCAGACGCGGAGGCCGGCGGCGTCGACTTCGGTTTGCACCTCCTCGCGTCGCATCGCGTCCTGGGCGATGCGGATGCGGCCGACCCGCTTCATCGGGATGGGGTAGTTGGGTCGCTCCGTGTCCACGGTGGTACGCAGCACGATGCTGCCGCTCTCGTCGCGACTCGAGCGCTTCAGGTGGGAGCCTACGACCTGACCGCTCTCTCGCATGAGCTGGACCTTGACGTAGTTGCCGAGCTTGTCGATCTGATCTTGCGTCGGATAGAACACGGCGTAGCCGTCTTTCCGGTAGCTCATCAGCGACTTGCTCATGTCGCGCTTGCTGCCAGGTCCACCGCTGGTGCCACCGGGCAGGTCTTCGAACTGAAGTGAAGATGAACGCCTTGCCATGACTGGGTCTCCTCTCTCACGGCTGATCCGCATCGCTGCGGTGCGTGGTATATATCTTCAAATCCTTCGGCTGTAAATACCCTCTGAGAAAATGTTTACACTAGATGACCTGAAGCGGACCCTGAAGTAGTGACTCCAGCCGCGGCTCGCAGCGCTGCCTCCGCGATCTCGTGACACAGGGTCGGGCTGTCGAGTACGTCGCCTTCTCGCATCTCATTCTTCCTAAATTCGTCGCGGGATGGGCGGTTTACACAATTGACATCCCGCGTCGATCTGGCCTCGTTCTAGCTCGCGCCTTACCGCCAGCCATTTCAAGATCAGTAGGTCTCCACCTTGGTCCCGAGCCACCGGGAGTCACGACAGATCGCCTCGTCGGCTATCAGCAGCGCCTCGACGACGACTCTGCTGAGGAACGCGTGGGTCGGTGAGTCACGGTCGACCTCGTCGTTGATCCGCTTCTGGTACGCGACCAGCTGCTTTCGTGCCGTATGGGCCTGACGGATCATCGCGCCGCTGTTGCGGAGGATCACCTCCTCCCACACCTTCGTCACCACCGCCAGGATGTCGGCCAGGGCCACGACGCACCCCTCGATGCCAGCGCCCTTGGCGTTGCGATGATTGGCCCGCATCACGCTGGCGAACCCAGGGAGGTCGGCGCGGCTCGAGAGCTCGCTCGCGATGTCCTCGACGGCGCTCGCGCTCAGCTTGCGAAACATCTCCTGGGTCTCCCGCGAGGCATATTTGGTAGGCCTGGCGATGTCTCCGGTGATCACCTCCTCGGTGTCGTGGACCGCGGCTCGAGCCATGACGGTGAACAGGTCGATCCTGACCTTGGAGTCGCGGTTGCGGATCTCGCTGGCGAGCATGAGAGAGGTGAGGACCACCTGACCCAGGTGCTCGAGAACTGACTCCCGGTTGGCCAGCCGCTCCATCGAGAAGCGCTGAAGCGACGCGAGCCTGCTCATCATGCTCATCCAGTGAACCAAGAGTGGCCCTGCACCGGCTTGCGCTCTGCCGTCGTCACCTGTCCGTGGTCCGCACGAGTCGTCAGCAGGGAGACACCGCCGCTGCGCCTCGATCTCAGACAGGTGGGGTCGAGGGGATGCACCTTCAACCTTGACGTTGGAGACCACTTCTGTCACTCCTTCTGATTAGAGATGATCGCAGCCCGCCTCGGCGGCTCGCGAGGTGCCTAGTCGACACAGTCGACCGCGAGCGAGGACGGTCCAGGGCACCTGCTGCGTCACCTCTCCTCCCCCGAGATCTAGAACGGGATCTCCCTGTCGCCGTCGTTGTCGCGACGCGGAGCGTCTTCGCTCTCCGCTCGCTCCGGCTTGGCGCTCTCCTTCTCCCCAGACGCGAAGGCGCTGGCGAGGGCGCGACCCATCAGGTAGACGCTGTTCGGGTCGCTGACCAAGCCCTTGCGGATCAGCTCCGCGTCGCCGACCTCGAGACTGTACCACTGACCCTTGGCGTTGCGCTGATGCGACGTGGTGAGGTGGTACAGGTGAGCGAACAGCGGCCGCTGGGTGCCGTCCTTCATCTGGTTGGAGCGGCTCGCCTTGGTCATCCACTGTCTCATCGTGGTGTGGCCCGTCGACTTGAAGCTGATGACGTAGGGCTGACCCGTCGTCTCGAGCTCCTTGTCCGAGTACTTCCACGCGAACCCCGCGAGCTGGCGGTAGTGGATCAGGTTGTTGTCGTTGATCTCGTAGCGGAACCTGTCGAGCTTCACCGCCCGCTGCGGCAGAGCGGGATCTCCCTCGTCGGTGAACACCGCGATGCCCTTCGCGTCGCGCTTCATCGGGTGCTCGGCCACGAATCCCCCGCCGCGGTCCAGCGGCATGAACTCGAACAGCTTGTGGTCCATGTGGCAGGGCTGGAACCAGATGCCCTCCTTCCCCTTGATCAGCGTGGTACCCAGGAGGAAGTCGCCAGCCTGGGCTCCAGGCACCTTCTCGGGCCCCTCGGTGACCTCAGGGCTGAGAGGCTGAAGGACCTTGAGCTGCGGGACGATGTTGTCCTCGGCGCGGTTGCTGATGCCCATCCCCGCATCTTGACGCATCATCTCGTCGAGGTCGCTCGCCTCCGCTGGCAGTCCCACCTTGGCGTGGGCCGCGACGTCTGTAGCCTGCTTAGCCATGTCGTGTCTCCTTGGGTTGAAGAAGTAGGAACTCACTTCTCGTCTTGGTAGAACCTGGTCTTGAACCCCATCGCCTCGCTCTTGCGGTCGAACGTCATGGCGACTGCCGTCTCGAGGTCGATGTTCATCCTGGCAGCGATCAGGTCCACGGTGATGATCACGTCGGCCAGCTCCATCGCCAGGTCGTCGTTCGTGGCGCGACTGCCGGGGAGGCCCATCCACTCCCGCTCGATCTTCTTGATGACGTTGCACGCCTCGCCGACCTCGCCTGCCATCTCGTTCCCCATGAACGAGAGGCTCGGCTTGAGGCCACCTGCCGTGGCTCCGAGCCACTCGACCTGTCGCTGCTGCGACACCTGACGCAGTCGCTTGAGGCTGTCCATCTCAGCTCCTCTTCGTCTGCGGCACGGTGCTCAGCTCGTGCCAGTCGGTTCCGTCGGTCCGCTTGGCTACGATCCGCTTGCAGTTCGGACAGCGGATCGCGATCATCGGCACGTCGTTCACCTTGCACGCTGCGATCTCTCCGCCCTCGAAGTTGCACACCGTGCAGGTGATCTCGAAGCCGCTGTGGCCGCTCACGATCTCTTCTCCTTCCCGAGACGCGGAGGCCACTGGCCGTCCCACAGCCAGATGCCGAGGAGCTCGTTGAATACGTACTGACCCGAGCAGAACCCGGAGGTGCCTGGCACGTGGAGCGGGATCGTGACATGAGGAAAGTCTGCCTCGAGCCTCCCGTCGTTGCAGGGTCCGCCGACCGCCTTGCCGTCGTACTTATAGATGATTCTCACAGCAGCTTCACCTTCACTATCTTGCCGACCGTCGCGCCGATGGCGCTGAGCTGCTCCGGGCTGGGTCGCCGGTCTGCCTCGCACAGCTCCTTCAGAGCTGCGGTCAGCGTCTGGTGGTTCACGCGCTGGTCCAGTACGGCTGGCAGGTCTCTATTCTGAAGCTCCCTGCACAGCTTGAGGGCCGCCTCGAGGTCGCCGCGGTCGAAGGTCACGACGACGGAGGGCTTGACGATCGCGTCGAGACCCAGGGCGTCGAGCTCCTGGAAGGCTCGCTCCTTCTGATGCTGCGGCCACCCCACGGGGATGGCAGCCTGGTAGAACGGCTTGAGCTCGGCCTGCGCCCCTGGGAAGTTGCCGTCCGCCGGCACGTCGACGCGGTCCACGCCGCTGGCGCTGAACAGCTCCGGCAACCTGTCGCGCTCCATGTCGCGAAGCGACCGCGACTTGGTGGCGAGTCGCTCCTCGAGGTCCGCGATCTCGACCTTGAGGTCGCGCCACCTGCGAACGTGCTTGGACAGAGCGTCGAGGCGATCCTCACTGCTCACCGCGTCCTGACGCATCAGGGCGTCGAGATCTTCGTCTTGGCTTGGCAACTGGTGTCTCCTCGAGGCCTGCGGAGGCCTGATCTCTGACTACCTCATCTGAGGCGGGATGTAAACCTTTTTCTTTACTTCAGCGGTCACGATACCACTCTTGAGATTCACGGATCTTGTCACGGAGTCGCTGCTGCTCGTGTCGCTTCTGCCATCCCATGTCGTATCCCAGGACGAAGGAGAAGAGGACCAGCAAGGAGAGACAGACCGTCATGACGACAGGATGATGAATCATGTCTTGTCCTTCCTCTCTAGATCCTTGACCAGCGCGTCCTGGGTCGCGATCAGGTCGAGCACGCGGCGATACAGGAACTCACCGTAGTCGTAGGACAAGACCACGTGGCCCTGCCTCTTGCCGGAGGTGGGACCGCGCCAGTCGAGCTGCTTCTTGAGCTCGCTCATCACGTCGCCTGTGACGATGGTCACGTGCTTCTCCTTCTTCTTGCATGGCACCTGCATATCCTCTCGTGGCAGCGACGGCACACCTCGGGGTGATCTGATCTCTCCTCTATCCTCCTTCTTCTCCGCGTCGGATCTGGTACGTGGCCCGACCTGACCTGGTCGTCGTACCACCTCCTGTAGTGATAGTAGCACATCCCGTGACCCGACCCGCGACCCTTCTCGCGACTGCACTCCGTGACACTGCACTGGAACTTCTCTCCGGCTATCTCCTTCAGAGAGAGGATCTCTGCCGCGTCGAGGAGAGAGTTGAGAACCTTGCAGGCGATCTCCATCTCGACGCTGTCTCCCTCGAGCCACGCCCTGCTCAGGTGACGGATCGCCTGCTGTGCCATATCACGCTGCTCAGGCGAGAGACGGCGGAACTGACGACCGAACGACCTGTCCTTCTCCCTCACCACTTCATGTGGTCGCGATCTGGAGGAGCCTTGTCGGCGGCTCCGATCTCTGAGCCTGGAGCCGAGTACCGAGGAGGCTCCATCACGCGGGTATCAGACGTCCTCTCGAGCCGCTTGACGTCGAACCATCGCCCCGGCTTCCACTCCTTGTCGCTCGCCGGGCTCTGCTCCGGCGTGAGGCTCACCTGAACGCAGCCGTAGAGGTCGAAGCACACCGAGTCGGCCACGCCGGTGAAGCCGGTCACGCGGTCCCTGGCGTGATAGCCGAGCCAGTCGAAGTAGTCACTGATGCTAGGTGACCTTTCTACGCGATAGTAGTCACTGGTCACGATTCTCTCTCCTCTTTCTACTCGATATTCGTAGTCCACAGTCTTCTCCTCACACCCGGATAGAGGATCTTCTGCTTGGACCTCGCAGACAGCTTCGGCCTGCGACGCCTGGTCTTCTTCTTCGCTCTTCGCCTCCTCGATCTCATGATCGCACCTGCCGGCGGCAGTCGAGGTGGAACGTGTAGATCACCGCGCTGCTGTACCTCTGGTTCATGTGGGCGAGGCACGCCTCGCGGGTGGTGAACTCCATAGGGTCGATCGGCTCGACGCTGCCAAGAGAGGCGCTGACGACCCAGGTGGTGAGGAGAGCCATCATCATCTGAGTGGCCTCTCCTGTACGGCGACTACGCTGCGGGCAAAATCAACTGCGGAATTTTCATCATCTGGGAAGTTCGCAGAAAACTCGTCAAGCATGCCCCCGAGGGCAGAACGCAATCGCTCGATCTCGGCGGCGGCATCTTCGCGCAGCTCCTCATCGGGGCTGTCGTAAGCGAATTGCCTTAGGCGCTTCACGATATCCACTTGGGCGGCCTTTATTTGTGCTTCCACCAACGTGCGGAATCGATCCTGCCGTTTGGATTGTACCCCATGGAGAACCAGCAGGAGTTTCCCCACTCATTATCCCACCTGACCGATGGCGGGTCGCGGCCTAGCAGGCCATAGAGCACGATCCAAAAGTGACGCCCCATGATATGGGCCATCTCAGTCCTCCCTGCGTCGCAGGAGTCGCGTGGTGTCGTTGATGCGACCGGAGCTTACGCACTCGAGGCGAAACGCGTCCATGAGACCCTGACCGTACCTGTGTCGCGCGTACAGGATGCAGGCGGCCTCGCTGCGGAACGTGTGGGCGTCGATCACCTTAGCTGGAAGTGACTCGCCGAAGATGAGGGTGGCCACGACCCAGAGCGGGGAGAGATCTACTGGTGCCATGAGGCCTCCTGCGGCACGCGACTGAGAAGGGCGTCGACGGCATCTGCTACGTCGTCTGGGGTGACTTCACGTCTCCGCGCGAGAGGGTCACAGAGTCGCACCTGCCTGTGCCACAGGGTGCTGAAGTCGCGACGCACGCCGAGATCCAAGAGAACATCTTGAATGCCGACGACCCAGATCTCTCCGGGCACGAACGGCTCCTGCTCGAGACCTCTGGTGATCTGCCACAGGGCGATGGCGCAGTTGGTACACCGCGAGTAGTCCCACTCGAAGTTCTCAGGCCAGCGACTCCTGTCGCGGAGGAGTCGTGAAAGCTCGCGAAGGTTCTGGTACTCCTGCGGCATCTTGCGGTCGCTCATGAGTCTGCTCCTCTCTTGTGCTCTCAGGATCTCAGGACTTCGTCGCCTCAGACCATCGCGGGTCGCCGGTGGTGAGGTAGCTCGACAGCGCTCGAGACGCCTGCTCGACGGTGACGGAGGCGTAGTTCGCCACCTCGTCCCTGGGAGGGCAGAACAGCTCGTCGAGCTTGTTGACGACGACGTCGAACAGGTTAGAGTCGTTAGCGACTAGCTCCGCCCAGCCGCCGATGCAGGCTATCGTGCCGCAGCGATGCTTCTCGACCCAGAGGGTCATGTTGAAGCCGCGATGCGTCTCGCGAGCGAAGACGGTGTGGACCAGCTCCCCTCTCTCGAGCATGTGGAGCACCTTGATCAGCGCGTCGCGCTGGTCCTGCCTGATGCCCAGGTCTTCGGCGCTGAGAAAGGAACGTGCCAGCATCGGAAGCCTCCTCCTGCGTCTTGACGATCTAAGCTCTGACGATCTCGTCCCACCCGGCGCGGCCCGTGGTCAGGTAGCTCGACAGCGCTCGAGACGCCTGATCTACGGTGATCCGAGACAGGTTCGCCTCGGGGAAGAACAGGTCGTGGAGTCGTCGCTTCTTGGAGTCCCTCATGATGTCTGTGAAGACGTCCCTGTCTCTGAAGACGCTCCTGTAGTAGGAGAACAGGCCGCGGCCTCCGACCCTCTCCGCCCACCCGCCGATGCAGCAGACCGTGCCGCAGTTCGACTCGACGACGTCGTAAGCCGAGAATCGCGAGGTCGGGAGCTCCCACCACTGCATGTTGAAGGCTCCTTCCTGATGAAGACCTGAGATGTCGAAGTCGTAGTCTACGTGACGCAGCTCCCCTCGCTCCATCATGTGGAGGACCTCGACCAGGGCCGCGTGCTGCTTGGCGGTGATGCCGAGGACCTCAGGAGCGAGAAACGATCGTGCCAGCATGACTCTAGTCTCCTCTGATCTGCCGACCTACCACAGAGAAAAGATAAAGTAAACAGTTAGATTTACTTGAGGCTCAGCGTCCCCGAGGATACCGGGTGCGCGGGAGGCTCCTCGGGGACAGATCTCTGGTGGCGCCGGGAGAGGAGACAGACGACCAGAGACCGCGGACAGAGATCTTACCTCGATGCGTCAGGAAGTCCACTCAGTGTTTACTCTGGCTCCGAGATAGGTAAGGATCTCCGCTCCTGATCTCCTCTTAGAAGCCGGGAATCTACCATGGCCAAGCCAGAGCTGCGTCTCGTCGTGAACCTCGAGTCGCTGCCCACGAGGCTCGAGGAGCTCACGCGACGCAAGAACTGGGTGCTGTGGAGGTTCGAGGAGGTCCGCGGCAGGAACACCAAGATCCCGTACCAGGTCAGCGGAACCAAGGCGAGCAGCACGGACCCTGCCACCTGGGTCACATATTCCGAGGCGATGAAGAGCCGCGTCGGCTTCGACGGCATCGGCTTCGTGATGGACGCAGGCCTCGCCGCGTTCGACATCGACAACTGCCGCGACCCGGAGACGGGAGCGATCCACCCGTGGGCTCTCGAGAAGGTGATGAAGGCTAACTCCTACGCCGAGGTGACCATCTCGGGCACGGGTCTCAGGATCATCGGCACGTGCGACCCGTCGCTCGACATCCACCGCAAGCAGCGAGTAGACGACGTGGTGTCCTGCGAGACCTATGCGGGTATGACCGGCCGCTACATCGTCATGACCGGACACGCCATCAACGAGATGGGGCTCCACAGCATCGGCAGCGAGTGCCGCGCGACGGTCGACGAGCTGGCCAAGCGGGCCCGCCGCACGTTCAAGACCGTGAACCGGTCGAGCGACAGCCCGGAGGAGAAGACCCAGGCGAGCCTGAAGGAAGCCGTCGCCATACCTCCCAGCGTGGCCACGCTCCTCAGCCTCCCCAACCTGGGTTCTGGCAAGACCCACGGTGCCTACCCGACGCGGAGCGAGCTCACGTTCGCCTTCATCGTAGGGTGTCTCAGGTTCAGCGTGAGCGACGACGACATCGTAGCCGCGTGTCTCGACCCGTCGAAGCGCGGCTGCGCCGTGTTCGAGCACTGCACCGAGAATCGCGGCCGCGACTACGTGGTGACCCAGATCGCGAAGGCCAAGGAGAAGAGCGGCACCGAGCGGGACGAGAAGAACAGCTCCATCTTAGACGACATGAACCAGAAGTACGCTCTCGTCAAGGTCGGCATGAAGGTAGCCGTGATGGAGGTCGAGGACAGCGCCTACGGATCGGTGAACCTGATGCACGTCAGCACCTTCACGGTGATGTGTCGCAACAAGCCGAAGGTCGTAGTGGGCAAGAAGAAGAAGCTGATCAGCGACTTCTGGATCGAGAGCCCCACGCGACGCGAGTATAGAGGGATAGAGTTCAACCCTGCCGACACGCGGAAGGGCTTCTACAACCTGTGGAAGGGCTGGGCCGTAGCTCCGCGTCAGGGCTCGTGCCAGCTGTTCCTCGATCACATGCTCCACAACGTGGCGCAGGACAACGCGACGACGTTCAACTGGATCATGGCGTGGTTCGCCCAGCTGTTCCAGCACCCGGAGAAGAAGATCGGCACGTCGCTGGTGCTGAGAGGGAAGCAGGGAGTAGGGAAGACCATCGTGGGCCGCGTGATGGGGACGCTGATAGGTCCGCACTACCTGCTGGTGAGCGAGCCGCGCTACATCACCGGTCAGTTCAACAGCCACATGGCCTCGCTGCTGATGCTGCACGCCGACGAGGCGTTCTGGGCCGGCGACAAGCGAGGCGAGGGCAGGCTCAAGGACATCATCACCGGTGACACCCAGCCCATCGAGTTCAAGGGCCTCGACCCGATCCAGGTGAAGAACTTCATCCGGCTGTTCGTCACCGGCAACCACGACTGGCTCGTCCCGGCAGGGATGATGGAGCGGAGGTTCGCCGTGTTCGACGTCGGCGACGCCCAGATCCAGAACAGCGACTACTTCGGCGCGATCGAGAAGGAGATGAACGAGGGCGGACGCGAGGCGCTGCTCTACTGGCTCCTCCACTTCGATCTTACCCAGGTGAATCTTCGCCGGGTGCCGAAGACCGCGGCTCTCTTGGAGCAGCAGATCGAGAGCAGCAGTCCGCTGGAGGGCTGGTGGTTCGACACCTTACGCCGCGGATACCTGCCCATGGGTCACGGAGAGAAGAACACGTGCCCGGTCATGGCGCTGTTCGCGCGATACGTGAAGCACAGCAGCGTTCAAGGGGCGCGACGCAGGTCCATCGAGGTAGGCGTAGGCATGTTCATGGCGAAGTACGTGAAGGGCATGATCCGCAGGCGGCTGACCATCGACCGCGTAGACCGGCAGGGCCACAAGCTCAGTGACAGTCAGGACTGGTGCTACGTGCTGCCATCTCTGAAGGAGTGCAGACAGCAGTTCTCGACGATGGTGCAGCAGGACGTCCAGTGGGAGGACGATCGCACCGACTGGGACAAGGACCTCATGGAGCCGGTCGAGGATCACATACCGTTCTGAAGTCGCCTGCCGCCGGTCGCCTGGAGAGTACATAAGACTGAATCTAGCTCCTGTCGTGAGGTTTACATTCTCAAGAGGCCTCGTGTAGTAGGGTCTTGATAAAAAATAATAATTTACTCTGTTGCCGGTCCTGGGGTAGAATTGTTCAACCCAGGAGGTGAAGATGGGTCGCAAGCGGATCTACACGGACCAGGAGCGGAAGGCGAAGCGCAAGGAGCTCGACCGCAGGCGCTACCTCCGCGACAAGGAGAAGATCTTGGCGCGGACCGCGGCTTGGCAGCGTGCCAACCCGGACAAGTGCCACGAGTACCGGACCAGCCACGAGTCGAAGCCGGAGATCGTCTACATCAAGAAGCTGACCCGAGTGTGGGGTGTCGACCGCAAGACGGCCCGGGAGATGTGGCTCAGGGACCTGATGCGGGCCAGGGAGCGCGATATGGAGACCTCGGATCGGTGATTTTTACTCATTTTGAAACTCAAGAAGTCTCTGCGGCACATAGGAAACTTGCGATATTTATACTCTATTTTACTCTTTTGATAGAGCTAAGTCGCTGACATCCCAGGGAGAAAGAGAAAATGTATCCTATCTTGACCTAGATAGGATACTAGATAGGATAGCATTTGGAGCTGATGCCACCAGCCCTAATCCTATCTATGCTATCTATCTATATATATATATTATATAATAATGAGTTGGAGGAGAAAGAAGATACCCGCGCACGGGTATTCCTCCAACTCCATTGTGTAGGGGCTGTCAAAAAGTTAGGATTTTTAGGATAGATAGGATTTTTGCTGATGCCCCTAGGACATCTTGCTATCCTATCTCTCTCCAGGTATCCTATCTAGATAGGATAGTTCGCTCCAAAAACTCGACAAGGGCCTCACGGCCCTTCTGATGGCAGATCTAGCACATGACGGTGTTTACTTCCACAAGTTTTTGAGGTACTGCTGAAAAAGATGATTCGCGGACCAGTTGGTCATCAACTGCTCCAGGAGGGGTCTCGAGATGTGACGCAGGACTGGGTCTTAGCCACTACTATGCCGAACGCCGAGGTCCGCGTCTCTAAGCGCCTCGAGAAGATCGACATCCCTCACTTCCTGTTCATGCGTCGCTTCAAGGCGGCGCATCACGGTCGTCTCGTAGAGAAGCTGAAGCCGGCGTTTCCGTCCTACATCATCGTTCCCATGGCCACGTGCTGGGACCTGGCTCACCACGTCTCTGGGGTGATGAGCATCGTCTCGTTCGGGAGTCAACCTGCAGTGGTTCGTCACGACGTAGTCGAGGGTCTCGTCAAGATCTGCGGAGGCGGAACGACATTGCCTCTCGAGGAACCCGAGCGACAGTTCAAGTACGGCGACGAAGTCGTCGTCGACGGATTTCTCGACGTCTACGGCATCTACCAGAACGCCATAGGCGAGGATCGCGCCGTAGTCCTCGTGGAGTGGCTCGGTCGCGCCGTCCTAGTCAACGTGAAGGAGAGCGAGCTCCGCAAGAGAAGCTCTCAGCCGGTTAGCAGAGCTCACGACAGGCGCATCAGACAGCGCTCGCGAAGAGCATCACGCGTCAGAACTAACCTGAGGTACCACACCCGATAACCGGGTGACTGCGCGCTCATGGGTTCTCACGCGATGGAGTATGCTACATCACATGTAGCGTAGAGTGCGAAGCCTGAGGATGAGGAAAGATGAGTAAGAGGTATAAGGATAATCCTTGGACTGGAGAAGGAAAGACGCAAGAAGTCTCTCGCATGGGAGATATTACCGTAGCCGAAGCGATTGAGAGGTACGGTGAGAAGGCGGTCAAGGATTATTACGAGAGCAGAGGCTACTGGATAGGTTTTGGCTCTGCTAAGCCAATTACTCATCTTTGAGTGAACCGTGAGCAAGACCGCATATAAGCTCTATCGCTGCAAGCGTTGGTACGACCTCAGGGCTGCACACCTACGCAAGGAACCTCTATGCAGGTACTGCATACAGGCAGGCAGGGTGGAAGCAGCTACCGTAGTGGACCATGTGGTTCCGCACAGAGGTAACTCCACGCTATTCTGGCAGGGTGAGCTACAGTCTCTCTGCTTCTCACACCATAACTCCAGTAAGCAGCACGAGGAACATGCAGGCTTCTCTGCTGCGGTAGGAACAGACGGTGTTCCTGTAGACCCTATGCACCCAGCTAACCTCCTTGAGAATAAGCGTACTGCGCAGGGAAGTAAATGAGTAAATAATATTTAGGTATTATCTTAATAGGTATTACATAATATATATATACCCTATGCATACCCTATACCCGACTAATTAAAATTATCAAACAAAAAATAATTTTTTCTTGACCAGGGGGGGGAGACTTATTTGTTTTTAGTCTTCAACGAAGGCC